GGATTCATTTGTTTGAGAGTTATATTTGGCTTAACTGGTGTTGGTTTTGGAGATGAACTCGGTGGAACGGCAGTCACTGGCTTCTTAATCTCAACCGTAGATGGTTTTGCAGGCTTTAATTTAAGTGACGTAGTTTCTTGTGGTGGTTTAGGTGTTATTATGACAGGTGGCTTTACCTCGATTTCCGGTTCGATTTGAGTTTCAATAGGTATCCTCGCAGGTGTTTCATCAGGTGTTGTTTTCACCAGTGGTACAGTTTCTTGTATCACAACTTGTTCTTGTTGTTTTACTTGTTGCTCGTCCGGGTGTTCTATTTGTTTTTGAGGTATTTGTTTGCTTGTCTTGTCATCAAGCACCGTCTGTACTGGTTTTTTGACTGGCGGTTTTGGTTGGTTGCTTATTTTTGAGGTTGTTGGTAATGTCAGTCCAGGGAGGAATGGTAATAACATTGGCAAGAATGGCATGGATGTATCGCCCGCCTGTTGCTGTAACGTTATGTCTATTTCTGTTGGTTTTTGTTCTGGAAATTCGCCGGTGAAGCTTGTGATTTCACCAGGTTGTGATATATATACGTCTCGCGGGTAATCTCTTACAATATCCATGTTGTTTATTAATGTTTTTGAAGAAACTATAACATGTCGCGTTATGCTGGCCAGTCTCGTAGCTAGCTGTTGTTCAAACTGGTCGTTCTCGCTTGATTGTATATTTTGGTTATTTTCCAGATGCGCGGAAAATTGGTTGTAGACTGTGGCAAAGTCGCTCATACTAGTTGCTCAATATCTCGTATCATTTGTTGACGTTGTTGTTTTATACGATTTTTATCAATAATGTACTGATTTATCAATTGTGATACGTTCTCGTCAGACAATTGTTGTGATGATACTGTTGTGTTTTCAACTGGTCGATCAGGCATTGCATCCAGTTTGAATTGCAATTCTGGTTGATTGAAAACAGGTGGCTGTGATTCCAACTCCTGAGTACTTGTAGAGTCTATAAACTTACGCTGAGTTTGGGTAGCTCTTTTCGTCATCCACTGTTCAATTTCTTGTTGAGTGAGTTTGTCCCAGTCCTTACCTGAAGGGTGAGATGGTGCTTCATTCATATTGTCGACAATACATCCCGCGAGTACTTCACCGACTATATCACCGGCAAAAGCACCAGTGATTCCTCCCACAATAGCACCAGCAAAGGTGCCCCATGGACCACCTGTGACAGCAGTACCAAGTATACCACCAGCCAAAGCACCGGTTCCTGCTCCTACAAGTTCACCAATTATTGGAACAACGCCTTGTATTTTTTCATCTCTCGATAATGTATCGTCTGTGACAATATTATAAACTCTATATAGATCATAAATTGTGAACACTACACCAGCCACAGTTGCTAGAGCTTTCAGAGCTTTTAATGCTTTTGGGAACTTTACATCCAGGACTACTAATTCATCCATATGTTTTACAAGATCTTTATTTGAAACTGGTTTGTATGTATTGTCAGGTTTAACCTCCAGTAAGTGGTTATTTTGATTCAGCTTGAACCTATCCGGGAAATCGCTGGCTAAACGATTTTTAAACTGTTCATGAAAGTTTTTGTTTTGTTTATTAATCTTGTCAACGGATCGATCACTCTCTACCTCGATAATGTCAGCTAAATCTTTCGATTTACTAGACAATTTATTAGGAGTAGGTCTGGTTGCCGTTTGTTTTATTTTCCGACCGGTAGCATCACGTTTACGTGACTTAATGTTTGTGCCAGGTTTGTTTTTTTGTTTTTTATGAGGATGTTGTTTTTTCAGGCGGCTGTCTTTAGATCTACCACCTACATCTAAGGAATTGTATGGTTTGGGTTTTTTGTTATAACGACTAGCACGGTGCTTGTTCATCCTGGTGAGTAACAACTTCAAACCAAGCCAACCAAAAGGTGTACTGAAGAATGAACTCACGTCAAATGGATCTGCAGATTCAGCTAGTTCGTCAGCCTGTATCAAATGATCCTTTTCAATTTCTGGTACTCTAAGATCACCTTTGAAATGAACTAACTGATGACCTATTGTTTGTTGCTGTGTTTGTTCTAGTGATGGTAAATCGATCGGTACCACGTTAGCAAATACAATATCTGTTGATTGTATTAACTGATATATAACCTGCTCCAAATCGATTGACTCAGTAGACAACACATCTACATACCGGTGTAACCGGTCCACAATCTGTTCAAATGTTCGCTCGTTCATGAAATAAGTACTACAAAGTACTTATTCAGCGATCAAATAGTTGAGAGTCGATCGGTATCTCTACAGATCCTTGGTCGGTTGTGATGTTGAGATAAGGTTGTTCAAGTTCACGGACGTTCTCAACAAATTCAACAATTTTTTGACTTAGTGTCATTGGCAACATCTCACATATTTGAGTCTTTTGCTTCAGATCCAGTTCTTCAAACTTGATTGCATTTCCATCGAAATCAATACTAACTATATATTTGGCGAGCTCAATTAAAAACACCTTGCCAACAGAATCATGATCTGTTGTGTTCTTGAAGAAATCTGGCACCTGGTTGTTGAGTGTGTATTCATCTAACAGTCTCGGAGCAGAAGCATAAACTTTTATACCTTGATACTCAACTGTTGTGTCTAAGCGATCTGTATCTAGACATTGGTTAGAGTAACTGTCAACATGTTCTTTCAGGTCATGTGATGTACCGTCTATCTGCAATGTCTCTCCCATGGTAAACATACGTATCTGCACTAGAATGCTATTTCTATCAATCGCAGCCAATGATATCTTATCTTGTTCATCACAATTGCTTAATATTATTTGATCTACAATGTTTTGATACGCATATATGTTTTGTTGCTTGGTGGATGACAGCACACCGGCAATGATATCTGTCTGCTGCTTCACGGTGAGCGGCTTGAATTCAACAGACTTATTCATGGTTGGTATCCATATAGACACTCGAGACGACTCGCTGTGCTGCTTAAGTTGCTCTAACAGGTTATTGTATTGCTCACTCACTATAATAATTATTACCCAGCCGGATCAGGTGCAACTGGTTGTGTAGGTGGTTGTTGTTGCTGATTTTGTTGATGACCTTCTTTGATCTCCTTTATGTCTTGTTTGATTAGTGATAGATATGTTTTGGTCTCATTGGGTGTTATGCTTTGGATATATGACATATCTAACTTGAATTTTGTCGTCAATGTATACATAACCTTGTAATAATTCAATAAATCTTCTTTGAGTACAAGCTTGATAAATTGATAAAAACTATCATCAAACAGATTGAATGTATACTTAATAGGTTGAGCTTCAGGTTGATATGGGTTTATGTAACTGAAATAATCAACACCGGTGCAGCTATCATGTATGGTTTTATATGTCTGTTGTAAGTCTGTAAAAACGTTGTAAGGTAGTACGGATATTAAATCGTCTAATTGATCTGTTGTGAAATTGGTAGTGTCTTGCTCAATCGAATCAATAGTTATACTCGTTATTGGTGTGTTAAACGGTCCTCGTAATGACCGAGGTGGACTCAACTTTATCTTTATGTTGTTATCCACGTTTACCTCCGTACCGGAAATTTTAATATCATTTATAGCAGATATGATTTCACCAAGTACAACCTCTATATTGTATTGTTTTTTAGTTTCTGCGCATGTCGTTGTAAACTCTAGTACATTCCCGGAGGATATCATTATGACAGTGAGTAAGATACAGTATTTATCCAGTCGATCGAATTGATGGTGATGTTTCTTGTCAACGATCAATTGTATAAGTAAATACTCTATAAATGCTGAAAGACCTTCATCATCATTGTTTTGCAAGAATTTGAGCATGCTCAAATAATCACTATTGATCAATTCATAAAACTTAACATTGGATTGTATGCTTGGTACATACACATCGTAACAAAAACGGTTCACATAAAAATTTATACCCTAAAACAAATTTTTCAAAACCTTACCTGCGTTTTTGACTGAGTCTAAAGGTTTAGTCACCTTTCCGATCAAATCTCCGGATTTTCCTCTTGTGACTTTATCTAGTATTTTCATCACTCCTCCACCCATGATTTGATCCAACACGAGTTGCATAGGTAAATCTGGTAATTGTTCCACAGTATAATGTGTATACGACCATTGTGTTGAGGTGATTTCATTCTGTGAATCTATATCATATGTGAGCTGAACTGGGTTGAGTCTAGTTGGTACGCAGTTATGATAAGCCCACACCTTACGATGAACATTCGGAGATCCCGCGAATGTCTTACCCAACTGATATATGTAGACTGTTGACATTACATTTTTTATATCGTCGTCCGCTCTAGCGACAAAGCCGTAATGACTACCCATGATTAACCAAGGTCTAACAATGTTGTCAATAAAAGATGTATTTGTTTCACGGAACTCAATCACCAGATTGTCAGGTGCTCCACGCTCCGTGGCAACCCGACCGGGTATCATTCCGCGATTGTTTTCAGGTTTCACATGTTGCACGTTAAAACTTTCGCCAGGTATTGCAACACCTTGAGCAAATACACAACCACCAGGTGTGTCTTGATATTCATAACGTGTCAACGTTTTATTATTTTTTGCGAATTTCCACTTCCGACCGTTATGGTCAAATCCCAACCCATTAATGTCTAATAGATTGACTAGTGATTTGTTGTTTGTCTCGTGAAATAACCCTGGAGGAAATACTGGTATATGAACCACCCAAAGTGTTCTATTGGGTATTGAGAAATCCCATGTATCAAGCATCTGATGGAAGTGATCACGATACGGGAAATTACGACCTTCAACCAGACCAACAACATCAGCACCGAAAAAACCTAGAACATCAGTTATTTTGCCGGTGATGTCTCCGACTCGTTGAGCGCCTTTTTGTATTTGCTTGAGTATGTTACCCATACAAATACTTATGCATCAATTCTGTTTTTACGGGGTGGTTCTTCTCCAGTATTGATAAGCTAATGTAGTATCAAACTTCATTGTGTCACCTGTACCGTCTGCTGGACTGTAATTCATGGCACCAATTGATTGTGCGTACACCCCGACTAATTGATAACTTGCAACTGCTTCCAGTTGTGTGTTTAGCTGCACTAAATCTACAACCGCATCCGCCTTAGGCATGAAATAATTACCAGTACTTGTTGAGTCATCAAACACATCTGATAGATAATTTTCAAATGCTTGTCGAAGAGCACTGGTTTGGTCACAGTAGAACTGTACTTGCCAGGCAGATGAACCATCATATTGTACACTACCAGGTATATTGAACTGCAGTCCCATGTATGGTACTGTTTTGTTCTGTATGCTCTTACCAGGTAGTGATGCTGTCCTGATGTACACCAAGTCGTCTTCAGAGAACTCGACACTCGTACCGTCGCCTCCTTGAATGTTCAGCACCCGGAACTGGAAGTCGCGTTGAAAATCCCTCTCTTGTGATACTCTATAGAAGTCCGTTATTGTTTGATTTACGTCTGGCATGGTTAAATTATTTATGGTTAGGACACTAATTCACTGAAGTCTTGACCTGTTCTAGTTGCGTAGAAGTTGACTAAGATGAATTCTGCTGCTCGTACTGGCTTGATGTAAATATCAATCACCATCTCATTTTGATCAATCACATCAGGTGTGTTGTTTCTCTCATCGCAGATTAACAAGTAATCATATAATCCTTGTGTATTTTTGGCCCGGTCAAAGATAGGTGCTAACACGTTACCCACTTGTGTACGTGTGAATAGTGTGTTAGGTTCGAAAACAAAGTATTTGACTGTGGCACGCGTGGCTTTCTCAAGGTATAAGAACAATCTACGTACATTGACTCGGTCAAATGCACTTGGTTTTGATAGCAATGTCTTTTGTCCGAATACTACAAACCCATCATTAGGGAAATTTGCTACCGGGTTCACATTGATTTTGTACAACTGATCACGGTGCTTTTGTTTTGGATAAACTGCGATATCAGCGATACCATTGAGTACACCTCGAGTGAAACCAGCTGGTGCGAACCAGGGCTGGTAATTAGCATCCGTATTGGCATACATAGCAGCCATGTAACCGCTCATTGGCACCCATACATTTCTACCTAATTGACCGTCAAACACTTTAGACCAATTGCCATAAACTGCACCGTAGCTAGTGTTGATACTTGAATAAATATGCCGCAGTGGCCAGTATACATGTTGGCTAAAATTTTTGTTTTTGTCACTCAGAACTGTTGAATTGACGCCTTGTACAAAAATATGTCTCATCGGATCTAGAATACACATATGATCTTTCCGTTTCTTTTCTGCGAATTCAACGAATCGATTAGCTACATTACGATACCAAATGACAGGACCACCTAGGAATTGATGTTGACCGGCACTGTATAGTAAATTTTGAGTCTTGCCTTCTCCGTCAGTATAACTGTAATCCCATGCATGTGATGGACCATCTATTGGATCCCAGGAAGGTCCACCATTAGCGGCACTGCTCATCAAATTTAACGCTTTTTCGTCATCAAAATTCGCGGTGTCTCTACCACCGTTAGTAGCGGCGAAGATTGTACCTAACCCACCTTCAAGTGTGAGGTCAAGCGGGAATAGTTCATGATTGTCAATCAACTCAAATATACGTTCTAGTTTAGTCGGTATCGCTCCTACTTGATTGGTTGTGACTGCTGCTTCCTTGTACAACCCATGGGCAAAAAGAGCTTTTGCCTCTGGCTTGACTGTCATTTTGATTCTTGACAATACAGATTCAGATACAAAATCTTCAACTTCAACACCAGAACCTGGTGAAGTTCGGGTACCATATTTGTCTTCTCTAGAGTCACCATACCGGTCAACCCAATCACCTGATTCGGATATATGTTTGTTGATAAACAACTGAACATTAGGTGATGAGTCTGTCAGGTCTTTTAATGCGAACGACACCGGAGTGCCTCCGTTTGGATCGTACTGCTGTCTGTTAGAGTTTAATGAACCAATATGATACTCAGACAGTACATAGTCTAGTTTTTCTGTATCCGGATCTAAAGTTGATTTGCGCAATTTAAATAAACCTAACACTAATATATCTGTAAATTCATCTGTTGATATATCAAATGATGGTAAGTTCTCAACCACTTCAGAAACTGTACCTTCAGCGTATCTATTCAACCCAGGTGTAGCTGATTCTGCAGTTTCATTTGCACAATCTAAACCAAATGACAATCTAGATGTTGGTATATCACGATATGCGTTTTCAAGTGACTTTGATTGCGTTGCTGAGTTTTTATTGATAGTTCTTACACTCTTAACACTCTCATAATTTGAGTTAGGAAAGAAATCATCAGAATCGGCAAGACCAACATAATATCCTTCAAATTTTTCATTTACTGTAAAGGATCGATGATTGAGTATAACAATACCAGCATTACCAATACGCTGCATTATCGTACCATCACTGTCACCTGAGAGTGATGCATTGCTGGTCGTGTATGTCGAGTTCCACTCAACTTCACCATCTATTAATTTCTGATATTGGTCTTGATTGAGCTCGATGAATTCTGGTGCGTGAATATCATACCCGTTGATCTCATTATAGTTTTTATAATCATCAACAAACTCAGTCGATACAACATTACCTTCATTGTATGTATGCTTTACAGGTCGGACTGGATATATTGTCGCTGAATAATGTTTGTCTTCAAATGTGTCACCCCTATCTGCACCATATGGTAGTCTAGATACATAAATGTTTCCAGGGCTTTGAAATGCTCCACGGACAGTGTGATAAAAATACCTCTCTGCAGCATTAGTCGGTAGCCCGTAAACTTGCTCGAATTCGGACAGACTTGCTACTTGAAGGACTTCATCCACAGGTCCTGTAGGACTAAAGCCTGGTATTAATATGTTTGTACCGACTGGTAGATCGGGTCTTAAGGAAAGATCAATCTCATTAATCTCTACACCGGGTGATTGAATTGTACGCGCCATAATATATAAATAGTTAAAATTATTTATTTGTTTCTACCTGCATTTTACAATAATTTAGCTATTAACTGAGAAAAAGAGAATTCAAATTCAGATTCTATCTCTTTAGCATCTCTATAATTGTAGTCAATCTCTCCTAGAGATACAGGTATAACACCAACAAAATCGAACTGTATAGTCTTATTATCATACTCATCTAACCCATAAACAGTTATTGTTGTTGAATACAGCTCATAAGGTTGATCCACGATGGGTATATCATCCGCATGAAAGAAACCTTCTTGGTTATTGTTGAGGAGATTGATCCATTTGTAAATCACCCAGTAGTTATTAAATTTGTTATCAAGTGTAAATTTTACTCTGACATTTTCATATGCCGGTCGCTTGTGACTTGTAAAATGAAATGTTTGCCCGGAGTACCGCCCTTCCACATCTGTTACCATTACTTTAGGTATAACAACTCCGTAAATACTAAACTGAAGCGAGTCCTGTATCACGTTAGTATTCTGCCGGTCGTTTTTCGTGTTAACATCCCGTAACGCTTTTGGTAGTGTCAGCACCATCAAGAATTTATCGGTTCTTGATTTGTTCAAGACGGATTGAGAAATTTCAGTTGTCATGTAAACTATTTATAATAACTCCCAACCTTGAGACTCTAAATCCGTCAAGTCAGCTGGTGTGTCATAATCACTGAACATGGCGGGCATCATGTTATCTTGTAAAAAACTTGTTATCGGACCGTCCTTTTGCTCAAACGCCTGTATACCATAATCAAGCGGTTTAACGATCAATGGTTTGTCATTCTCATCTGTCTTTATTATCTCGAGATATCTTTGTGTTATGCTTGTCTCTAAAATCATCAGAGCCCATATCAATGCCATCACTCGATCATCATGTATATCCGCACCTTGTCGAGCTTTCCATGTACCGTTTGGATATCTCACAAAATTTTTCAATTCATGTACTGTGGCTTTATCCTGCAATGCAACGCACTTAAGTTCGTTCATCCAGTATCTCATATTAACCACACCTCTGTATTTTGTATTTGTGTGTGCCATCACTCCAATCCTGTTGTTAGAAACCTTTGTTTTATCTGGCATATATGTGACTATACCTTCATATGAATATTTGTTCTTGAGTGTATCAACCACTTGAGCTCCGCAATTGTTTCTCTCTATCAATGCCAGTGGAGATCCCCACTGTTGTAATATTTCATATAATTTTGTTGTGAAGTTGAACGGATTGATCTTGTTACTAGCGTATGTAGCAACTTGTATAATGTTAGTCAAATCTGTTATGTCGATTACCTGAATCACAGATGACGCTTGACCTACACCTTCACTAATATCTACACCAACACAATAAATGTGTTCTGGTTCTGGTGTATTCCAGATTTTATAATGACCGTCTTCAAGAACATGTTCTGGAGTTTTTGTGGTTAGAGATAATATGTCTAACAACTCTTCGTCAATCACACTCTCACCAGTCTGTAAAAACACGTTACCAAACTCTTGATCAAATGTTTCAGAGCTTCCTAATGTCTTGACAGTCTGGTCTCTCCACTTTTCATCTCTACCAGGAATTTCCCACCAATCAATTCGCTCAGGTGTCCATCCGTTACCACCGGTATCTGCACCGGTGTATAGTTTATAAAATAAGTTCTCCGTTCCATTTGGTGTACTAGCTATGAAAATTTTTGATTTTTTGGAGCTCGAAATAATAGGATATACAGACTTCCAGAACGGCTCCACTAAATGCGTGTCGATAAACGCCAGCTCATCCAATATCAAACAATTGACCGATTGACCTCTTGCTGCTGTACCGGTTGTGGTGCTAATACCGATTCGAGTACCGTTAGTTAATGTCATGCTAGTTTTTCCATATTCCTTCACCCCAGGTTTGAGCCAGTTAGGTAATTCTTCATATGCTAATCGTATCCTTTGGAATATTTCTATAGCTGTACCTTCTTTGTTGGCTACAATCAACACTCTTTGATCATCATTAAAGCATGCATTCCAGAGGGCATATATGGTCATCATTGTTGTTTTTCCGCACTGTCGGCTTGCTAATAATATTATGAATCGATTGTCTCTCATCTTTCGGAGTGCACGTTTTTGACATTTGTGCAATGAGATTGTCTGTCTTCCAGTGTCAAGATTTATTATGTAAAAAAAATTCTCTGCAAAGTATAGCAAGTTTGTACTTGCTTTTTTGAGCTGTCGAACCATCCCTGATGTATATTCAAATCTAGCTGAATCTGTTGGTAAGTTTTTGTTTCCAAGATAATAGTCTCTCGTGTTTGTTTTCATAAAAATTGTTTTTCTTCCCTGTGGACATAAATAATTACGTGAAACAATCTAGAAATCTAACCAGGCACATGAAAGATCTTGAAACACTTTATGAAGATGTTCTTCAAGAAAGTACTAAACTCAAAGGTTTTGATACAGAAAAGAACGTCGATGACCAAGTACATCCGAAAAATAGCGGGCCAGAGAATGTTGATGGTATCAACACACCAACAGAGGTAGATAAGAAAGATAAGACTGTCAAGGGTGCTCCGAAGTCAAAAAAAGTTGAAAAAACAGTGAAAACAGTGAATGACAATATAAATAGTGTTATGAGCGATAAAAATATTTTCGATAAATTGTACTCCACAATCATGGAAGCTGATGATGAGTTAGGTGACTCTCTCGACATTGGATTCGGTGATGAAGGTGATGAGGGTATGGATGACGGCATCGAGGGCGGTGACGTTACCATTACATTAACGCAAGACCAAGTTGGTGCTCTTAAAGAGATTCTTTCCCAGATCGAAGGAGAAGGTGAAGATGAAATTGAAGATCTCGACGGTGGTGAGGATGGAGGCTTTGAAAATGAGAATCCATTTCCAGAAGGTGTAGAAGCACAGCATACTAATGACGGTTCACAACCTGGTCATGATCCATCCGGTCTTACAGGTAACAACAATAAGGTACCTGGGCATGCCAGCAAAACTACAACCGGTGGCGCTAGCGCAGACACAAGCGGTCAAGAGGACGGTGGCAAACCAAAATCCTTACCCGACACAGTTAGCAAAATGACTTCAGGTTCTAGCAACAAAGTTGACGGACACGTCAAGGGCGGCAACCAAGGTCTCTTAAGCTAAGTAACCAACAACGCTCAATTTGAAACCCTGTGGTGAAAGCCGCAGGGTTTTTTTATAAATATAGATATGCTTTACAGCAAAATATTTCTTTCCTGTCTGAATGAAGACCTGAAGCCATATCAAGTGCGAGCTACTAGAGGTTTGAGTAGAAAGAGACTCAATCAAGTACCACAGTACGCTAAAGGTCGTGGAGACTTGAATAGCAAAGTTGAATCTCTACGGAAGCGTGATGGAGGTTCTAACAGCGCTGTGCTGTCTCCTAGTGACATCAATTATATTAAACAACGATACAATATAAAAGACATTCAAACAGGCAAAGAATTAGGCACAACAGGGATAAAGATCGTACAATTACCCACTGGAGGATGGACTATACGGAAATGAGTGATGTGTTTAAATTTAACTCAGGTCTGAGATTTCTAGACAAAAGTGTAAATGTCAATGAACGGCAGAACTATGATGGCTGGTGGAAGGAACAATTACAGTTGTATGGTACCGAGGTCGAATATTTTGTAAACACCTTTTCATTATCCGCGAGTGATGAGATTTATGGTGAGCAACCAACAGCTCAGTTTGCTGACTCAAAAAGAATCATTTTAGCGTTAACATTAAATGAGAATGCTGTTGTTATGAAACAATTCGGTTTGGTTGCAGATGATGAGATAACTGGCTTCATACACATCAACACATACTATACCATTTTTGGTGAAGGTGCTGAACCCAAATCCGGGGATGTGTTTGATTTGTCTGAACTTGGTATCTCACGTCCAGGTGACAGAACAGGGAAAAAATTTGAAATTACAGAACGATTGGATCAGGATGTTAATCAAATAAATCCGCTACTAGGTCATTATGTCTGGTTGATAAAAGCTAAACGCTACGATTATAGCCATGAACCAGGTCTAGAACCTGAAGGTGCTAGCGAACAAGTAGATGATGATCCGTTGGTAGATCAACTATCAAAAGAGGTTTTTGATTATGATGAGTATAATGCCAATGATGACATATATGGTGATTATGTTTGATCAACTGCTATTGTTGACATAAAATTTGTTATAATCTGGTAGTACATCTCCTCGCTTTTCTGCAATCCAACTATCCGCTTGAGATGTTGATTCGAAGTGTTTATCAATTAATTTACCGGTGGAGTCTCTAAATACATAACACCATTCGTCATCTACCTTTTTTATATTGTATAGCGTGTATACCTTATTATACTCAAACTCCTGTGGTTTGGTGTTCATCTTTGTTGAAGATGTAATACCGACTCTAGGTGGTTTTCGGTGGAAAATTAATTGTGTTGATCCGATTATGTAATGCATATTAGCAAATTGTGTCGTCGTTTGTTATTTCAAACAACATACTAGGTGTACGTTCATCGAGATATTTTTGCAAGGCATTTGGCTTGATCCAACTGTTACTCGAGTCTGGTATGTTGAGCTGTTTGCATTTTTTATCAACAAATTCAACTCCTTCTATCAGCGACATCCATCTAGACATCTCGTAATATGACATCTCAGATTTTTCATCACCAGACGTTGTTAATTTAATTTTTTTTTGTTTGTATTTGTCGCAGTCTATCATAATTTAGTTATTTGTATATCTTGTAATTCTTCATACAGTATCCTATTATTCTACATAAAACATCGACACATGCAACATTTTTATCGTCAGTCCTTAATATTTGTAGCTGTTTCTCTATTGACTGCAAAATCAATGAGAGTTCTATTTTTCTATTTTCTGTGAGATCTGACTGTAAGCGTATTTGATCAAATACTATACGTATTATACATGTCAACAATGTTGTAGAATCTAACTTGTCTCTAGTTAATTCCACGTTCATTCCATCAGTATAATTTTTACCACAATCATAAGAGCAGTCTTTAAAATACTTCTGCAATATACTCAACACTTGATCTAGGTTTACCTTTTCTGGTTTGGATGGTGCGTTTATCGAACTTGCTGTGCTAGCACCTTCGGTTGAAATTTTTAACTCTTCATTATTCATCGTCATTTGATTCTCGTATTGTTTGCTTGACTCTCTCTTCTTCATCAATCAATAACCGGGTTGTGATCGCTTCAGTGTTGAGTGGTACTGTCTCACGCGCAACCGTCACATTCAAATATATAGCGTTGTTTTTATTACAATCAGGACACTCAAGCACGTTCTGCTGATCAAACCTGATAGGAACATATGTGATGTGCCTACAATGTGCACACTCTAAATCCATTCCCTGTTTTTCAAAACTTTTTATCTCTTCAAGCTCCATCTGCTTAATTTTGACTGTCATCCAACCGTCTCTTATATACTTGAACATATTATATAATACTAGCTGAACAACCAGTGTTAACAAAAACCCCTTTATCGTTGAATATGATAAACTATATGCAATTACCGATCCTATTGATCCAATTACACATAGGATCATCACAGATCTTATTAAACTATAAATACTCACGTATCTATTATAATAGACGTTTACTCAATATCAAGCTGTTTTAACTCATCGGCTACAGATTTTACAATTAGTTTTATTTTTTGTAATTTCTTATATAGTGATTTTAATGTTTTAGTCGCATGCTCATCATCTGAGATTAATGGACTCTGATACGCTTGACCTAGTTCAGATTGAACCTTTGCGGCCTGTACGTATATTTCACCGATGTGTTCTACTAAATTGCTTGTCAACGGAAAAGGCATGACATTTGGCGCCCTTGTCATTAAATTGTCAATACGTTTTTGATAATCAACTAAATCTGCTAGACTGACCTGCTTTGGCCGCTGGCTCATACCCGCTGGGTTGTGTTTGTGACTATTATACTCACCACCAGGTTGTGTTAGATCCTCGAGTAACAACTTTTTATCTGTGCTCATTTTAATTATTTATGGCCGGCAGCTATAAATATTTTTAATATGAAAGTGTTTCAAAACAAGTTTATCAATTTACTAGAGGAAGACCAAGACGAGCCAGCTGGTGATGCTGCAGCATTTCAATCAGGATTAGATGATGGGACCAACCCTGAAGCATTTAATGACGTACCAGACAATCCTGTTGCACAGTTTCAAGCTCAACAAACGGCGAACACAATCACCACACTGCAAACATGGATCACCGAAGTTGAATCATTCATTGCATATCTTAACGGTCTGGAGGACGGGTCAATAAATTCACAATTAAACAGAACAGATTGTGACAGCATCTTAGCGGATGTTAAACGTAGTGAATCTAAGAAAATCTCCCGGTTAGCTCAAGACCTATCAGGTCTTAGTGAGTCTTTGAAGCAATATTTACTCACTGCAAGAAGCGAAGAAACTAAAGCTGGTACTATTTAATCTTACTCAACATCAACCGAGCGGTCATGCCGGTGAAAGTATTGCTGTGTATAAAATTTGAATCAATTTCATCCAGCTTGTAGTTGATTGTCAAATCATTGAAGTCTTTAAAATCTTTGATAGATTTAGGCCAAATGAAAACCGGTACACTGTTTTTTATTAATAATTTTGTTTTGTTTCTGCTGGCTTGATCCACCCATTGATTATCGAGTATCCAGATGCTGTTCGCGAACGGTCTAGTTTCTATCATCTGTTGTTGCTTGGTTGTAAATAATGCGTCTGATGATTCTTGTATACCTGCTGTTGCTACTGAGTCTCTTACAAAAAATGAATCTATAGGACCTTCAAAAATGTACATGTGGTCCGCATCAACACGTACATTGTTTATATTAAACAAAGTTTTAGCGCTGTTTATTTTTGACAAGTATTTAGGTTTCTCTGTTAGATCTCTCTCAACAAACCCTCGCGTTTGATAATGTGTCACGTTACCAGATACATCATAAAATGGTATGCATAATCGGTTTTTATGTACCTTGTCGGATAAGCTGAGATACAAAGCCTTGGGTCTGTTGACCGCTGTGTCTAACCTTCTAGATGCGATTAGATCCAAACACTTCTTTACTATTTGGTTATTTTTATAGTATCTCAATTGTTGAGTATCGAACATGTTTATACTATCTCTCGGTAATGGCTCTACTACCATGTTATGTAACACTGGTGTTGCTTTTGGAGACATGTCAATGTACTTATAATCACCGGTAGTTAACTCGTAATCAATTTCTTCATATGACATTCTTGCGATTTGATGTATCCATTTTTTAGGTGAACCATACCAACCACAATTATGACAGCATATCACATTCTCTTTCGGTATATAGTATAACCGTCTCTTCTTACCCCAACTGTGACCTTCTTGACAAGTTGGGCAACCGGCCTCGTGTACATTTGTTATTTTTTTGTGTTTAGGGTAACCAGCATGCTCATAAAATTTTTGGAGCACATAATCTTCAGGTATACCAATCACGACAAAATTTGCGTCACGGTAGGTGTGTTGCTCGTAGCATGCAGGCTTGTTATAAAATCTTCAGTCATGTCTTTACACTCAATCTGTTTGCATACATCAATCACACGTGTATAATCGATTTCATTTTCTTTTTGTCTTATGTCTAATTGTTTTTTGTACAGTTTAATTTCACCGGGATACGCTTGCAAGCTGTAATTTAAATCCATCAACTGTATGTTTCTATCTACTATGGCTCTATCATCAGGAGACAGTCTATCTATACCCCTTGACACAAGCTGTACTGCGCGCTTAGGACCCACTTTGTTCAGTCCTGTGATGTTATCAGACTTGTCACCCATAGCAGCTTTGTAAAATACGAACTGCTCAATAGGTACTGGTTGATGTTGTTGAAAGTTTGAATGTGATATTATGTGTTTTTTTATGGGGTTGTATACGTCTGTTGATTCGTCTATCAACTGCAAGAGATCTTGATCTACACTCACTATCACAGAATGACCTGGTAATTTTTTTGAAAGAAATGCGATCACATCATCGGCTTCTAGTACACCCGGGTGCATGTTCTTGAAGCCGATGTACTTGCACATCTTGTGTAGATGTTTATACAAGTCATATACTTTTGCATTTTTTTCATGATCACGTGTCGCTTTATATTCAACATCTTGCGCCTGTTTACGATGATTTGTACTGCCTCGCACCAGCTTATCATCCCATGCCATATACACATCACCTGGAGTTATCATGTGATCATTTATATAACTCCTGATACATGTAAAGAACATTTTTGGTATGGAAATGTTATCGTATTTGCTACACACCCAGTGTACTCTGTGTAACAAATTGTTCGAATCAATTATTAGATTTCTTTGCTGTGTCATATTGTTCTATACATACTTGTTTAATATCATCTGGTAATACTTCTTGGAATTCAATTATTTTATTATCAACTCCTGTTTTGAATTGTGCAACTGTAATTTCTCTAATCTTCATGTCAGGTAATGATAAGAACGTGATAGTTTTTGAATCCTGTTCCATTAATATAAAGAATTCACCAACATACCGACCTGCACTCACACCATATGCAGCTCCTTGTTCTACTTCTGACTGCTGCTTATCAGGACTTTTTCTTTTCAGCCAACCTAGCATTCATCAATTTGTTAAGGCATCTGTCGAGAGAGACATGAACTGGTGGTAACGACATCCCGTGTTGTTGAATTTTCTTGGCTGAGAGCACACAATTACTTCTTGGAGCTTTCAAAACCAACTCACTTATATCCACAAACTCAAATTTTCTATCACTGTGCATCTTGATTACGTCTGTTATCTGCCGCGCTGATAATGGTTGGTCATGCACCATATTATATATACCAGGTTTCACTGTACGTAGATTTGATAACAATACTTGACAAAAATCCTCGACACATGTCATGCTATTGTCATAACTTATCAATCGTTCATACCGTAATAATTTATTAATAAAATTGCGAGAGGAACTACATTCTGAAAATGGCATTCTGATTCTTAGTATCACTGTGTATGCTTTGTCTAATGCCATCTCACTGGCATGTTTTGTTTTACTATAAGTGCTGCTTTGATCAAACACACCAAAGTTCGGTGTGTCATGTTCTGACCACTGTTTCTCATATCCTGTATATATGCACCCTGAAGATATTTGAATAAATTTTGTATTTGTTGCTTTACACGCACCCTGTATTATACACGGCGCTACAACGTTATAATACCAACATTCATTTGGCATCTCTTCACACTGGTCAACGTTGGGTCTCCCTGTGAAACCACTGGCATTCACAACAACATCCACATGATGTTCATTTAAGAAACTGATCAGTATATCTCTGTTAGTATAGTCAAGTGTATCTTTACTGTAAAACATCACTGTTTCTATTTGCTCAACTGGTAACACTTTTTTATATAAATGAGTACCCACATACCCCTTACCTAAGATTAACAATCTCATTACATCATACCCCCTGGTGTGTTACCAGAGGCATCAACCATAAATTTTTGGAGCAGTGTACTGAGCGAATCTGAATGTTGTTGCGTCGTTGCACTGACAATGGTCACAGGTTCACCTTCATAATTGTAACCGAGTAACACAAATGATCCAAGATACTCTTCAACTATACCAGTTATTTGATCAACATTGCGTTTTTTTGCATGCTTTCTTTTATTATACTCTACTAGATGTGATTCAAGTGCACTACGTATCAACTCATACTCTCGTGACACTTTCTTCGACTTCTTTTTTGGTGGTATATCATTCTCCAGGTGTTCATAATCTTCATCCGGATCAAAATCACTCAATCCATCAAACTCAGCATCTCCGTCAGTCATTTTTTTCTTGGTTATTAATATAGAATGTTGAATCTTGTGTAACACCACATTCGATCAATTTGTTTATAACTATTTCAATTGATTTGGTTTGTAATTTTTCATTAGGCTTTATTCCCCATGCTCCACCATCATCAAAATAAAAAACAGGTTCATTTTTCAAGCTTTGATTGTCTATGTAACATGTGATGTAAACAGAATGGAACCCAGGGTTTATAAGAACAGTCCATTTGCGCGGATCACCGATGTTGTATTTATCAAACATCTTCCACACAACAAAATTGTTGTCTTTCAACCTCTTTATAAAATAGCTTAATGTTGATATCTTGTTCTTCATAAATTAACCTACTAGACCGACTGTGACAAAGTTGAGCGTATAATCACCAGAGGTGATGACGAATAACAACACCTTCTTTTCTGGGTCTAAGTTTACACTACAACTCTCAAAACGTAAGCTACTCATCAATCGAAATATCTCGAAATTTAGAGGTATTGGTGTTGCTAGTTCTGACCCAGTGAAAGCATCAGCTAACACTCTTGAGAAGCTATCCATGTTGTGTTTTTGATGATCGGTCAACTCACAATAAACTGAACCATCCTTAGTATAAATATAAACTTTATCTGTATCAACAGTGAACGTTGATGCTTTTATTAAGTTTGAAACACTACCTGACGCAAGATTGAATGACGTACTAAAATTTAACTTTTTAATTTTGTCAAAACTTATGTTTGGTGTGGATATTATACCATCTTCAAGCAGGTGATACTTAAAGTTTATATTGTTAGATTTGTATTTGAGTTTGTTTTTATCAAATTCAATCTCTATATTATCCATTTCTATACAACTCAACACTTTGACTAACCGATTTATATCTGGTATGTTTAGATCAAATATCTGTTGGGAACCATCAGGTGTGTTGTACACAACATATAATATCATGGTTTCGTCATTAGTAGTAGCCAAAGAAGATATCTTTGTATCAGATACTTTAATTACTGCATTCTCATTAATCCGGCTGATAGGTGATAAAAACTTATCAACGAATTCTGATCTATTGTTAATCTTTACAATCATCTATCTTTATAGTAATACTTTTTACTCCCTTTGCAACTTCAGAAACAACATATTCAGCAAGCAGTTCAGCATCTTTTATAACTCCCTTGAAACTGTTTGAACTCACAGTGTATCGAGCGTTTCGCTTTATACGACGAGACTTTTTAATTATATTGAGTGAGTTTTCAATTCTTGTAACACGTTTTTGAAGGTCTATTAACTCATGTTGATCCAATGTACTTGTAACTTGCGCGACTTGTGGTTGGTGTTTATGCTCTTGAGTAGGCTTTACCTTGACCGGTTTTTCCATCGATGAACTTTCAACAGATTGAACCGGTGGAGCACTCGGTTGAGACTCCCCCACTGGTTTATCAACTCCTTGTAGAATTTTTTTTTGATCCAGTTGTAAAGCTTTGATGTTACTGTTACTACCGACATTTCTATGGTCAACGGTTCTTAACTCTTTTGTTACTGTTTGTGTAAATGCTGCTAACAGACTAACATCATCAGGGGTGATACCAGAATCATTTTCATGTCGAGTTGTGTCAATTGATACATGTTCTTTTTGATCATTCATCTAAACCTTGCAACAATTCTTTTATTTTATCATCATCCAAATCAACGTCCTCTGTGGCTGGTTGAGGTGAACTTGGTGTCATGTCAACGTCTTCACCTAAATCTACTTTGGTAGTATCTGCTGCAGTTGTTTGAGTGACTGGTTGTTGTGTAGCTTGTACAGGAGTTGAATCAGTACAATGATAATGTTCATTTAACAATTCTTGTAACTCATCAGAGCTCTTAATCTTAAACACTTGATCTAAATCAATAACATCTTGCTCAATTTTAGACCGAGCACCGTCTGTAACACCGGGCAGTGCTCCAGGCATCAAGAATTTACTTGAAACATATGTCGGGTAACCACCCTGGTCTTCAACCTTGACCCGTAGACTACAACCAACTTCTGTCAAGTCAAATATACGTGGACCGAGCTCTTGAGCATCTTCACCTTCAATAGCCGACATAATAATGTTGTGCAGCTGCTTACCATAGCGAAGAATTTTCACCTTACCGTTATTTTCCGGGTTGATCGGGTCATCAACAACATATGCATTAACTAACCATTTTTCTGATCTGATGATAGATTTAGCTTTATTCTTATCATCTTCCGTACCAGTACGATTCACCTTGTATCTAAACTCTGCAATAGGGTCACGTTCACCGAACGTTTGAGGGCTCACGGCCGATATATACTGACCAGTTGCGAAGCTTTCCCAGCCATGTGAGTAAAAATGAAAAAATGTCTTTTCCGGGTTTGAGACGTTTGGTACTAATCGTACGACGTAACTGTTACCTTTAGTAAATCTTAAAATGTCAGATACTGCATTTGCAGGTTTGTTGTCTTTCTGCAAAGCACCTTTGATGCTTGCGAACATGGATGTAGTGAATGTGCTCATAGTTTTTATTATAGATTATTTGTTTGAATTTTCAACTTGTTTTGTGCTTTTATTTTGTATTGTTTGTATTTTTGATATTCCTAATTGAATAAAATGTTTTGCTTTTGTGGATGATATATAATTGGTGCGAAAGGTGCTCATATTTTGCTGCAATTCACCTAGCATGAATTGGATGTGATCTTGGTCAATGTTGTTCATATTGCTTTCAAACTTATTAAATCCGAATAATGTGTATATATTAACTTTATGCTCTCTTAAGTGCAACATGAATGTGTACACATTGTTTGTTTTATGGTCTATATATTCAGAAACTTGTATTTTGTTTGATATGCAAAACTTTAGAATGTATTGTAGAGACTTTTTTATGTCATATAACTGTTCTTCTGTATCTGGTCTTGACGCGGATCTTCTATTTATGTATAGCGTGTATATTTTTAATGCTCGTTGTGTTGAGTAAAACTTGAGGTCAAACACATTATGGTCCGGATATATTGCCCATGGTGCATTGAAGAAGTCATCTACAGATACATGTGTAAATTTGTTGAAAAATAATGACAACTTTTTTAATAAGTGTAATGTGTTTTCATCAATATCTGAAAAATCTTTTCTCAACTTGAACGGTTTGTTTTGGTTTGTTCTCGAAGAGATCAAATACTTGTTGTATATTAGTTTTTCGTACTCGGTTATTTTCACTATATTAATTCTTCTATATTGTTATTTGTGATGAAATTTTTAATATACTTTGACTTGTATAACGTGGGATCATATTCTAAGAATTTCTTACATGCATCATAGTCACTATCTATACACATCATACTCTTGTACAACTCTCTCATGTCTTTATGTTTTAAAATTATTATGAATATGTTCGGGAGATTTAGCTTCTTATTATTCATGTGACACACCAGTGTGCAGAAAGACAAAAACAAATGATTATATTCCTTTTTATATGTTTGATATGTCGGGTCACCGCCTAATATACTCTGTGTTAATTTTCCCATCAGATTTGCTTTATTTTCATTGGTTCAAACAGTTTTGAGAATGCTAGAAATTTCTCACATATCACACCCCCGGATGCATCAACATGACCACCTCCTTGATCAAACAGCTTTTCCGCTAATTTGTTGAGGTCTGTTTGATCGGATTGAGATCGACGTATAGACACCTTATTTGATCTGAGATTAATAACCATACCGATATCACATTTATAATTTTTTATAATGTAATCCGCGACATCATTGATACATGAATCAGCAAATACGGCTACTATTCTTCTCGTCTTACCTTGAATGCTGATGCTTGTTGTGTGTACGTCAAGATTACTTTTTATGTTGTGAAGTTTTTTATTATAAAATTGTATTATGTTTTGTTGTTGTTGATTGAATGACACAAAACCAATACCGAACTCATCTATAAATTTTGCGATTCGGTCTCCCTGATATGACCAGAATATTATATTCAACTCATGAGATTTTGGTACCTTAAATTTATACGAATCATAATCATCAACCATCAGCACTAATAATTTCTGTTCACTAGATAGTGACTCACTTAAATTGAACATCTTGTATACAATTTTTGTCGTCGATGTGTCAGTTCTTATCATTGTATCTGCATGATTGTATCGGTCCTTGGAATCAATATGTTGCTTGTGATGGTCAATCACAGTCACATTTGGATGGTCGAGTCTTTCAATTAAACCGGGTGATTGACTTATGTCAAGATCAGCGATATAAACTCGGTCATAACTTTGCAAGTCATTATTATCCAACCAAGCGCCAATTTTTTCAGCTGCATCAACAACCCTGAGGGTAGTATATGGTAACTTTTGCTTTGTTGCTAGACATAGCATTAAGTATGCGCCGGCTCCATCTAAATCACAATCGGTAAAAACATGTATTTTGTTTTTGTGTGGCATTATCGATATATTTACTAGGTAAAATGATGAATATCAACTCACTTTATATCGTTGAGAAAATCTAGTGTGCTAGTTAAGATTCCGTCACTCTGTGTGAATTCTGTTGGCTTTGTGGCATCAGACTCTTCTGGTAGTGATTCTGCTAAACTCGGATCTTCTCTTAAGGTCAAGGTCGAATAATCAATAGCTAGTGTACAACTACCAAAGTTCTGACCGAAACGGTTTTTCATCAAACCCAATTTAATTATGCCGAGTTCAGCATCTTCCTCTTCTTGCCAAATACTAAACATACAATCAGCTGTTGCTGCTAGACCGTAACTCTCTCCTACAGTTTCTAACCCCGGGTTAATTTCATTATAACCGGTACGATTTAATTGTGTTGCAGTGATTACAGGGCAGGAAAATACATAACTAAGTGCTCTCAATTTCTCTGTAACATATTTTACTCGTTCATATGAATTCACACCTGCTTGTGTTGTTAACAGATTAACGTAATCTAAAACAATTGCATCAATTTTAATTCCAGAGTTTTGTAGTTTTTTTACATATGCTTGTAATTGTGAACATGTTATTGTGCTAGGAGGAAATTCTTTGATCAATATACGAGAATTTGGTTTATCTTGTTTATATTCTAAAACACTCTCCTTAAGAAATTCTGTTTGTGTTGATAATTCATTGATTGGTATCTGTGTTATCTGTGTGCTCAATCTCTTGGCATAAACAAGTTCAGACATTTCTAATGTCACCAACAACACTGTTTTGCCCTGCTCGGCCAGGTTCACTGCTATGTTACCTAAAAATATTGACTTACCGATGTTTGTTTCACCAGCGAACACGTATATTGCTCTACCATTCTCTAAAAACCCACCACCTAGTCTCTCATCCAACCACTTCCAACCGGTTGAAATGGTGCTGTCTTGCTGTAACAGATCTTTTACATGTGTATCTATTTCATTAAAATAATCCAACCCGTGATTGACATCTAATGTAATGTTACATGCACTCTCAAACTTATTCAAAATATCACTAGTGTCGACCTCTCCTGTGTCACATTTCTCTGCAACTGACAGCATGGTGTTATACACTGCCTTTTGCTTAAAAAATTGTTCAGTGTTAGAGTATAATTCGTCTTTATTAAATTTTTGATCGAATGTTTTGATATACTCAACGACTACTTTGAAACTACTAACTAGATCAGTCGTCACAAGCCGAGCTTTGATTTCTGTCAGAGTAGGTACCTGGTCTCTATCTCTGTGGAAATCTACAACGACACGGATTATATCCTTTATGCTCCTATCTGTAAAATAATCTGAATCGATATACTCAATTATTGTACCAAGATATGACTCATCTGTCAAGCAGTGATATATTATCACTCTCTCATAAAAATCTAGGTCAATCGCTGTTGTTTGTTGTTCCATATAACTCTAATAATTTTTCTTGTGATTTGGTCCATGATATATCGTTAACGTCGAGCAATCCTGGAGAATCGTGTATCACATGTATTGGCGCAACACCTATTTTTAATCTCAATTTATTTGCATCTAGACAACTAGCAATATCATAATGATGAAAATCAAAATTTTCATTGAATTTCCACCCGGTTTTAAGAATCTTTTTGAGATTAACTGCCATGAACAAACCATCGATTATGGCCACTCGACATGGTGTGTAGCCAAACGACGTGTTTGATATAACATACTCATCTGTTCCGGTCTTAGTAACTGGTTTAACTGGATGAGCAACAGAACCTCTTAGGTTTTCTCGTGACGTCATCAGGTGCCACAAGGTTGGTTTTTTAATAACCGGCTTGATACATCCTGCGAGACCGACAATATCATACACACACATATTACTATACAACTTGCCGCGGAGTTTTAAATCATCAATATACACATCATCGTGTACAAACAGCACAATGTCGTGTTTGTTCTGTGTCTTTTTATTTAGAAACCTGTTGTATACTACAGGTAAGCTTTCGTCATTATTCTCAACAATATTTAGCTTGACTTCACCACCTGACAATATGTTCATGCTTTGGTAAATTTTAGTACTAGATTTTGTACCTCTAGTACAGCTTACTATTAATATTGGTTTCATTGTGATACTACTATCTTATCCTGTTGCTCCTTGACTTTACGGATCCGCAAAACTTTTGTAAGCTTGTTCGGGTGTTCTGATCGACATGTAGTGTTAAACTGTCTAATCGCATCATCAGTATTCTGTGATTGGACGTATCTAACAAATGTCAGGTCATAATTTTGTAGCTCGTATGTTATAGCATAATTATTCATAATATAAAAAAAGGATTATCGGTCTTGAATTCACCGACTTCTGCTAGACCTTCAGTAGTGAAACAGTATACGATACCGTCATTTAACTCCTGATCAACATCTTCAACTTTTATCGATGAAAATGTAGTTCGGTTTTTGTTCGTGTAAAGTGTACTGCCATTTTTTACAACATATGTTAATTTAGTATGCTTACAAAATACCCAGCATGCGAATATACCTTTTATCATACTACATGTTTCTTGTATCGCAAGGACATCACTACCAACAAACAAATCATCCATCAGCATAGGGAATATTTGACTATCGACTTTGATTTCACTTGGGTCAATTCGATGTTCAATGGCTAAATCGAGATGATTTTCTAATACACCGTTATGTGCGACTATAAAATTACCAACATCGAATGGATGTGAATAGCAGGATGTGTAATCTCTTTCTGCAGATGTTGGTGCTTGTGTATGACCTAGATACATATCATACTGTAATTGATGTTGCCAAGCGTATTGACCAGTCAATGAACATACACCTCTATTTTTCTTGATATACATAGAACCGTTTCTGTTGACATACACAAAGCCATGAGCGAAATTTCCTCGATCACAATTTTTTATATATAGCTTCTCAAATCGTTTAAAATCTTTTGCTCCGAATATACCACACATGTTACACTTCTGTTAAATTAAACTTACTCCATGGTATGTCACGGCTATACTGCACCGGGTCTTTATAACCTGCATCGATGAATCCTTGTATTCTCGAGCTGCATGCAGTACACTCACCACAAGCTTGTGCTTTTCCTTCGTAACATGTCCATGTCAATGAAAAGTCAACACCTAGCTTCATTCCCATTTGTATTATGTCCTTCTTGCTCTTCAATATCAGTGGTGCTGAAATTTTGATATGAGTTCGTCTGTTTAGAGCATTCACTTTGTTTATTGCATCTAAAAACTCCTTTGAACCGTCCCAGAAACCAGCCTGGCTATCCACAAGAGCAGCTCCATGAAACACAGTCTCAGCTCCGATTGACTCTGCATATGCAGTACATATTGACAACATCATCATGTTACGATTTGGTACATAATTTACTGTCTGAGGATCTCCTAGAACATCTCTTGTTTTAGCAACATCAATATCATCGTTTGTGAGTGCGCTAGTAGTCACAATATCTTTAAAGAAACGTAAATCTAACACTTTTGTATTTTGATTTGTTGTTCGGTACACATTACGTTCCGCGCAGAGCAATTCCTTTTCTTTATGTTTCTGACCGTAATCATAACTCACAGGAAACACTTCATACCCCTCGCTCAGAGCAAGATATAGTATTACTGTTGAATCTATTCCACCGCTAACAGGTACCACACATTTCTTCATATTCTTATTATAGTATAATTTTTATTGTTTGCGACTAAATATTCTTATGGATACAGTAAACCCACAGCCTATCAGATCTCCATACACGGGAGACCTCGTCAAGCCTAGAATAAGACAACGTGAATACTTGGGAAAAATTTATTCTGAAGCTCATTGGATTTGCCCTAGCTCCGGGCAGTTTATTCGCAAAGGTTTGATAAGTGTAGAGGATGTCAAGAAAGATTAACTACCATACCGGAAGGACTTCTTAAGATTTTCTTCAAGTATTGGTAATATCTTGTCGTCCCATAATTCTGTATTTTTACACCAGTTTTTAAAGTAGCCGAGTTTGCTACCGTCTGGTAAACAGTATGTACTACCATTTTGTTGTAATGCTCCGTGATTGATAGCCATTTCTCTCAACCCAGAGTATTTGTCTAAACCAGTCTTAAAATTTAGATACATTTCAGCTTCTAAAAACGGAGGAACAAAACGATTTTTTATTGTTAGAGCTCTTAATGTTACTCCACTATATTTGTTAGCATCCGGTAGCATTTCATCATCTTCATTATTTTTATCTTGCTTCTCGTCGCGTTTGGCCAGTTGTACAAGAACACTTGCCAGATACACTGGACCTTTACCTCCACTCTGTTGCTTGACAAGAGTAGGGAACATAGCCGCTGGGTCGTCATATGTATGATTGACAAATAATATAGTTGTGTTTGCATGTGCAGCTTTGAATGTGAGTGTCCGCATCATGCTCTTCAGACCCTTGGCTCTAGTTCCCATGTCCATCGCTGTTTTACCCTTCTCAACATCATCAATCTCTTTCTGACTTGCTAAATTACCAAGTGAATCTATACATATGATGAACCGGCCTTGAGCTTTGGCTTCAATCACACTATCCAGAAATGCGACGAGCTGATTCCGACAATCTTCAACGGTCTGTACCGGTACGTATTTGACGCTCGATGAGTCTAGACCACTACTCTTACAAGCAGCTTCATCAACCGCCATTTCAGTATCGAAAATTACCGGGATGAGACCTTCAGATTGGGCCCGGGCTAAAATTTTATTAGTGATATATGTTTTACCGGCTTGGCTTGGACCTGCGAAGCCGACAATGCGACCCTTGGGTATACCTCCATATAAACTACCAGAACATATTGCATTCAACACCATACAACCTGTGTCATGCCATTCGGTCACACTCGATAGCGCGCTTTCTGAGAGAAATTTTGCTTCCGGGTTTAGCTTGTCTAATTTATCAAAAATTTTTAATGTGTCTTTGTCTATTGAAGTCATATAACATATTATAGATTCTAGCTAGACAAAGGCAAATAAAAAAAGCCTAGGACCGGAGTACCTAGGCTTGGTTAATTGTTGTGTTTGTAAACTAGGTTGATTCTACGGCTGGTTCTTCATCGAACAACTCGACAGTTTCCTCCGCTTGTTCTGTCGAAACATTTTCAACTGGAGCTGGTACCGTCTCAAAAATTTGAATGTATTGATTTTCTACAGATGAGTCAATATCAAAACTCTCTGCAGTGGTGATTTGACTCCGGTTAAAGAACCAAACATGACTCTCAAATCTCGCCTCAGCCGAAATAAACTCACGGAAAATATAAGGCAAGAGTTGTACGGAGATGTTACCAGACTCCTGATTGACATTAATGTTCACGACAGATGGATTTGAAATAGCCAGTTTAGAATCAGTATTCTTCTCTTGGGCTTCACGACCGACAATAACTCGACCTACACTATCTACGAATGAAATAACTTTGTTGCTCATACCATTATATTATAGTATAATATTCGGAAGTCAACTAAGTTTCTTGACCCGATCTGAGATATTCATACACCCAACAGTTCAAATAAGTCAGTTTGTGTCTGTAAACCTGGTCGTCTCAGCTTCCAGTTGACTGCTTCATAAAATCTCTCGACAATACTATACACAATTTTATCGAACATTTTCTCTACGTCAGGTTTAAAGTCATGGTGGAATTCTTCCGGGAAATAGTATTTGTAAGCAAGTGTTGCAACACCAAATTTATTAGGCTGCATCACATAAAAATATCTAATCTTGTCACCACTTCCAATCGATTCATATTTTTCTGTCAATTTATATTTATCAAGTAACTGATTGTATATATACGATGACTTTATATGGATTGGCATACGTTTCACAAAACTGAAACCGGAGCATTTGTCTGCATATTTATCGTACTCTTTAGCACCCATCACAAACGCTATATCCTCAACGGATAATGATTTGAATTTGTCGTATGTCTCAAGGAACATATCATTTGTAGCTTGATAGTTTTTGGTTTCCATCATGGTTTCAACAATACGTTTTATTGATGGCTTCAAGCTTGCGGGTAATGTGGTTCGGACGATTTCAACACCGGTGTATTTATACTTGTCACACGCGAATCCTTCGTCATCTATCACATGTAATACATACCTCTTCTTGGCAATAAAGATACCAACATCAGCCATGGCTTCTCGCTTGAACACAAATCTACAATCTTTACTATTCAATACACTTTCACCCCATTTGATTATCTCAACATTCAAATGGTCTTCTATGTCTTGTGCAGCCTTCTTGGCTGAAACGCTCACTTTTCCGGTCTTGGTTTTGAATGGTTCACCATGGTGCTTCATCAACTCAGCGATTGTTATGTAACTTGAATCAGTATCATTGTATATCACCGGGGTGTATTTATCATCTTCAATACCACACACCCGTTTGATATACTCTGTCAATATTTTGTTTGATTGCTTGATCACAGCCTGTCCAGTTAAGGTGATGCTACGAGCAATATCTGGATCTCCCATGGGGGCATGCTTGTTACCAAAATACCCGTACACAGTGTTGATCAAAATCTTCATGGTGAATTGCTTGATATCCAGTTGACCTATGAGTCTAGTATTTGTAATATGCTTGGGGTCATCCGCGGGCAATTTTTCATTCTCTCTCTTTAACTTTTGTAATTGATCTTTAATTTTAACACGTTGCTGATACACACGATCAACGATTTCTGGCATGATGCCTTTCTCAAGTTGACTAAACATCACTTTGGCTTTGGATATTGCCACCTTATGCTTGTCTACAAACTCTGCGAATTTAGCATGAGATATATGCATGGTTTGGTTGTTCACAAGCTTTAATGTAACATGTGTGTCAGATGTTTCAATTATCTTACCTATTTTTGTCTCAGGTGATAAATTTAATGATATCATTGTGTTAGGATACAAGCTGTTCGCGTCAAACGATACAACATCATCCTGGAAGCCACGTTCAGGTTCTCCAACATATGCGCCTTCATATTTTGTTTTGATTGATGAATCTTTTACAAAAGTAGGTATGATCTTCTTTTTTTGTCTAGCTTTTATCACTGCAGCACCGGTGATCACTTGCAATGTACCCATCGCACCTTCTAACGTTGTTAACCCTGTGTATGCTAGCATACGCAACAGTTCTAAATATCTTAATTTGTCTTCCAATCTAGCGAGTAAATTTACATCCTGCACGTTATATTCTACAAAAGTTTGCCAGTTGTTATCCGCTAGACCTACCAGGTCTGTGTTACCATAATCTACTTTTCTTTCCCCTAATTCTAAAGATCCAATCGCGTCAAGTTTGTATGATTCTCTTAAACCTACGCTGAATTTTTTATAGATGTCTAAGAAGTCAATACATGCTACACCTTCAATATACCACTTGTTTTGCTCTTTACCAAATTTTGCCTGTATCAATCTAGAGTGTACATTCTTGCTTGGAGACAGTCTCTTCACATCGTGTTCAGACAACACACGTGCGATGCGATTTATTATATAAGGTATGTCAAAAAATTCACTGTTCCAACCCGATAAGATATCCGGTGGTGTTTCTTCCATAAACGTCACAAACTTATCTAGCAATATTGCTTCATTCTCGCAGTGGATGTATTCACAATTGTCAATACTCTTCTCTAACTTGTTCAATCCCCATGTTGTAAATTTTTCAGTTATTGTATCATAAATTGTTATAACATTAACTGTGTCACTTGCTTGATCCGGTACAGGGAAGCCATTAGGACTGTATGTCTCTATGTCGAAGAAATATACTCGAAGTGGATATTTACTGAATTCTAGATCTTCATTTACATCTCCAAACCTGTCGATCAAGAACTGTTGATCCCATCTGATATTTTCAAAAACTCTTTTTTGCCCTGTCTCACGGAGGAATCTATTGCGGTGAGAAACTGACCGGAATTCTTTTCGCTCAAGGTATGTACCATGTAAGGACCTATACGGTGTCTTCATTTTGGTTTCCGTGTATAGATACGGTTCGTAACTACATGTTACAGTTATCGGTTCACCGGTTTCATCCCACGTACCGATTTGCACGCTTTGCGATCGTTGATCGTATGTTATGTTTCTGTACATACGTGTATTGTAGGGTAGTTATATTTTATGTGCAATTAAATTTATTAATATTTTTTCTCATCTCATGACCGTATGGATATTTGTATAACTCTACATATGTTTGTATATTAGGTTCCAACCAACGAGATTCAATTTGAGTTGCAAATTTTCTACTGGCTTTCATGTAAACATCCTTAGATTTAACAATACTGTCTATCAAATCGACCATCTCTTCACCAGTGTTAAACTTATAAGGTGTATCCTTATAAGTTGCAATATCCTGGCAAACCACCGGGGTGCCCATGGCGCACCCTTCTATGTACTTCAGATCGCTCTTGGAGTTATTGAATGGGTTGTCATGTAACGGTGCAATGAATATATCAGCTTTAAGTGATTTTAATTTTCGTGGATAATCATAAATTGGTACCCATTTATGAAATTCAATCTTACCTGTTGATATCTCTGTCATTAATTCGGTTGGAAATGAACCAAACAGAACCCACTGATATTTGTTGAGTGTCTTCTTGATCGTTTTAATTATATGAGAAAAATCGTCTATCTTGTGCTTACCTGTTGTATCGAAATGCGCACCACTACCACTCCACATCACTCTTGGTTTTTTTCTATGTTTTATTGATTTTGTATATTCGCGAGATCTTTGATCAGCATCATACAAATCACCCATCCAGAATCTTGGTACAAAATTTGGTATGACAGTTATATTTTTATTGTTTATTTTACTAGCGTAATAATCTTTCATGTAATCACATGTGACTGTTATCTCATCACATGAGTCCATTATGGTTATTGCCGTGTTTCTAACTTCGTTGTTTGCAAAAGCTTCACGAAATTTATTATACATGGGTATATCTTCGTACAACAACACGTCATCTATCTCATATATTAAATTGAATTGTTGTGGACCCTTTTTCATGTTGTTTAAGAATTCTATAAACTTGTATTGAGCTGGGCTAGCCTGTCTTTGTATTCTCACAGTGTCCAACCCAGCATAATATCTAGGGTCTAAAATCATGCTTGTTGATCCATGTACTGTACAATGTTGATAACCGTTCATAATTATTTCCGGCCAGATCATTCTCCAGTGACCACATCCACTGAAATCTGCATAATAATTTAATCCTCTAGTTTCAGATTGTTTTTGCTGCGAAGCGGATGTTAATTGAGTCTTTTGTTTGCCGTCTCTACGAGCTTTATTAAATGCGTTTTTTGGGTCACCAAACACAGATCCTATAGATGTACCTATCATCATTCTATTTATCCTCTGCTAATTGTGGTGCGACTCTTCTTGTTATACCATTAGATTTCTCTAAAAAGATAACGCCGTTAGTCGCGTGTTTGACACTTTCTTTTCTGTGTGAGATGACCATTACACATTCATCATATTTCTCAACTCTTTCACGAAGAATTTCGAGCACAAGTTCAATTCCCTTCTCGTCTAGACTAGAATCGAGCAACTCATCATATACACTAAAATTAAAAGCCACATCACCTTGCATTCGACGGATGTCCATGAATGCAAACAGACAACCCAAATCTATATTCTTTCTTTCTGCACCACTAAAGTTATGATATGAACATATCTTGCCTTTCTCATCTATTATTTGCTCTTCAAAGTACTCATTGAATACACACATACAATTAGCATCCATTTTCTTCAGATAGTACGCTAGTTTACCGTTTAGTAACTGTAATATCTTTTTTACAATGTATGAACGAACACCTTCTTCTGATACCACAAACTTAACAACATCTAACTTGTTTATTGTCTGTTTAACTTTATCAATATCACGTTGTGTCACATCAAGCGATTCTGTAGATTGATCAATCAATTCATCGAACGATGTTTTATTTTTTGCAGCTTCCTCAATATCATGATCAATTGTCTGATTTAAATCTTCAAGTTGGTTCACACGTTTTAATATGTTGTCCTTCTCTTTTATTTCTATCTTTTGTTTATGCATTTGATCCTCACATGATGCAATCTTCGACCTTATTTTGTCTTTTAACTCATCAACCTTGTTTAACTTCTTGTTAAATTCACTTTGTAATAACTTGTTGTTATCTATTTGCTGTTGTAATGATGATATTTCTTCTTCGATCATTTTTCTATCATGATCCTCAATTGGTCGACGACAGGCAGGACAGGTTGTTTCTCCGGTTGTCATTTTATCAAGTGTTTGCTTCAGGTGTTCATTGTTTGTTTTAATTCTAGAAATTTTTGATATCAGTCTAATATGTTTATCGTTACACAGTCTTACATTTTCATTCATCTCGTCTATACTCTTTTGATAGTCAGCAATACTTTTGACTATTGTAGTCTTTGTAGATTTTTTTAAATTTGCAATTTCTTGTTCATTAGATTTTCTCCGAGTGTAAAGTTTTGTTATTTGATCTTTTATATTTTCAATTTGCCGGTTTTTTTGAGCCGTTAAAGACTCTATCTGGCTTGATGTTGTTTCATATCTCGAACATTCAACTTCTAAATTTTTCACGTGCTCATTATAGTCAGATTTCGCTAACTGTAACATGTCACCGAATACCTGCAAGTTTAATATACCTTCGATAAATTTTCTCTTGTCTGTTTTCTTTTGCGCCATGAACGGTACAGTGTTGTTCAGTGTCATGATGATGCAGTTTTGAAACACATCCGGAGAACTACAAAGAATGTCTGTTATGTACTTGTTTGTGTTGGATATAGAATCTCTAGTCTTATCAACACCGTCTTTGTATATGTAACACTTGGATGGGTTTAACAACCGTACTATTGTATATTCGGTTGAAGTTTGATTCTCAATGACTGTGAAATCTACACTTGTTTCTGTTTGACCGGTGGTTATGTTATTACCTATATTTTCTTTTTTTATCTCACGGAGAGTAGAGCCAAATATAGTAAAATAAACTGCATCAGCAACTGTCGACTTACCCACACCGTTTCGCCTGTTTGATTTATCCTTGTTTATACCAGTTATAATGTTAATACCAGTAGAGAAGTCCACATCTACCTGCTCTTCTCCAACTGATAGAAAGTTTTTGATACGTAATTTAGTGAATTTTATATATTTCATTTACAGTTTTTATACAGTTCAATTGTATGATTGACAACATCTTGCTTGTTGTCAATCTCTAATAGATCAACGAACTCATGTATGGCTGTCACAATATCAAAACCTGACATATCGAATTGCTCTGCACCATCGCTGAACTTGTTAAAATTGATCGCATAATCAACGTTAAAAGCTTTTGGTTTCGATTGAAGTAACTTCTGTATAACAAAATCAGCTTCATCTGACATTATGTTTTTATCCACAATGAATCTGACTATATTATTTTTTATTTTACTTCTTGTTGCTTTAGTTATTGTTGTGTCCTTTGCGAGGTTTGATAAAAATATTTTGTGATGCTTGGGTGAGCTTTTGTTTTCAATAAAATTAAATTTTTTATCTGATAAATTCAGCAAATAATAGCCTTTTATAGTGTTTATATCACCAAAATCCATCTCAAATGGATTACCTAAATACAATATTTTACCGTTTTTATATTCACGTTCCTCACGATGGTGGAAATGACCGGTTATGACAAGATCTGTTTTTGCTAGTAGGTCTTTTGATTTTATCCCTTCTGTACAAACTTTAAAATGGTTTAACTTGAACGATTCAATTTCAAAATGACCAAATATTATATCATTTTTTGTTAGTTCAGATTTTTTTGTGCCCCATGGACAAAAGAGCAGGTCTCTATCATACGATGTAATTTGTGTCAATTTATCTATAACAGTTATGTTGGTCCATCCTCTGAGTATAGATAATGAATTTACATCAGATCTATCTTTGTAATATGCGTCATGATTTCCTACAAGCACCACTATATTAAATTCTTGCCACATCTCTAATATCTGTGTAGTTACTTGTATCGTGTTTACAGCTATCTCATCTCGATAATGAAACAAATCACCACATATTATGATGTCATGTATCTTGTTTTTTCTTAGCTCATCGCGTAACCATTGAGCCCAACTGACAGCTATTTCATGCCAGAGAGTACCATTTTGATGTACACCGATATGTATATCAGACACACAACACACCTGTGGTTGTGTGAATGTGATATTACTGTTCATCTGTTTCGCTAGAATATGGATTTGTTAGGTTTGGTTGATCTCCTACCTCACTATAATCTGAACCTAACAATTCATCATAAACTGCTTCTTGATACTCTGTCAATGCTTCTCTATGTTTCTTTTCTTTTTTGATTCTGTTGATAAAAGCATGATAAGCAATGGTAGTAAAATATGAAAATGGATTGTATCCAGAGTCGATGTTGAACTTGTGTTGCTGTAGTGCTGAAAACATTTTTACTATAGCGTCACCGATCATATCATCTTTGTATGAATAGTTTATGAAGTTTGGAGCAAATGATAATCCTTTGGCTATCTTGTATACATTCGAACCCAACAAGTCTGGGATTGTAACTTCTGCATCCATCTTATAATAGTCCGTTATTTGTTGTAATAACTCTTTACCACTCACATAATGAACATTCTTCTTACCACGTGGTCTCTTGACTGGCTTGGCCGGTGGAGCTTCGTCTTGTTCAGTTTTCGTTGATTTTTTTAATGCCATAATTGATTTTCTCCTTTTTGTAAAATGTCAGTCTTTTGACCATATGCTGATAACCGTATTTGAGTTGGTCAGCAATATCAATAATTGTTAACCGGTCTTTTGTGTCATGTTTTCTCAAACCACGTCCTATTGATTGTAGTGTCTTGATCTTAGCCTTACCACCACCAGCGAACACAATAAAGTGTAAATTCTTTATATTCACACCTGTTGAGAATATTTTTGATATAGCTATACAAACCACATTTGTTTGTTGCTCCATTAACTTGCGGATCGCGTCTCGTTGTGACACTTCAACCTCACCTTGTATGAAAAACACTTGCTTGTCTGGAGATGCTCGTTTTACGTATTCATATAGCACTTCACCATGACGTATATAGTCTATTAATACTAGTGAATTGTTGTTGAAGTTGGAACACAGTTTACCAATCAGGTTATTTCTGAACTCTGACTCGATTATAAAATCATGTTCTTTTCTATATCCATCAGTAGGAGCTCCAGGTTTACCAGCTTTAGGTTTACCCTTGTATTCCAACTTGAGAACTTGTGCGACGACAGAAGCTATATAGTCACCTTGTCTCAACTGATAACTGTTTTTCTCATATAGTATCGGACCGATTTGACCAATTATATTCCATTGATCAATTTTTTCTTCTGGCATCGTACCTGTGAAACCAAACCGGTTGTGAGTGTGTATACTCTTTATAATTTTATTAATTTTGTTCGTTTTTCGAAGCTTATGAACTTCATCAATTATTAACATGTCTATATGCTTGATCCAAGATATATCACTCTTACTACTTTGCAATATACCCATATTGGCAATAATCACGTTAGATCCTAGATTTAAAGGTTCATTACCTGTCCATTTGCTATACAAGAATGAAACTCCGTATTCTTTAAAATCAGCGTACGTCTGATTCACGAGTCCTAGATCCGGTACCAACAACAAACACTTGATGGTCTTGTTTGTGTCAAATACAGATTGAATTAGACTAGCAATTGTTAAAGTCTTACCACCTGCAGTAGCAAGCACACATACACCTCTACCCACTCGTAGACACATATCGACAATCGATTGCTGGTAATCTCTCAACGACAAATTTAATTTGGCTGTTTGCTTGTTATTATAACCTGGCGTGACAACTTTACGAAAATCATCTTCAACCAATATGTTGCTAGTGATTGATTGTGATACAAGATATTTTTTTATTTCATAATATAACCCGATATCAAACTTACCACCTGGTGTGATGGCATATCTACGTGAAGGCGCGAAACGTGAGCGATATCTCATGAATTTTGCGGCATCATTTGCAACACTGAATGCTTCACGTATCTCTTCGAAACGATCTCCAGAAATAACACCCTTTTGACCTGATTTATCTAATGTAAATTTTATACTCATAGCGTCTCCATTTTCATTATTTCAACCAGATTTTTAATATCAAATGACATGCTACTGAAAAGTTTTTCAGCTTTTTCTAATAATTCAACTACCAGCAAAAAGTCATCTATCTCTTGTTGTTTGGTAATTAATTTGTCATGGCGCACAACTATCTTTTCCAATGCAGGAGCTGAAACTTGGTACGCACTATTTTTTTTAGCTTCGTCAATCAAATATTTTTTCAACTTGTTATATTCATCGCGCTTGATATTCAAATCACGTTTATGTCTGATCAATCTACCTACCCACTTGTGTTTGATAGCAGGTAATTTCATTTGAGTTTCTTTGATACTGAAATCATCGAAGAATACATCCTTCTCCATTTCTTTGACATATTGTTCAATAAGGTTACTCATCACTTGCGATAAGTATAAGTATATACTACTATATTAAATAATCAAGGTCTAAACACATGTCATTATATAAAACAATTTTTTTACACCTTCTTGATGAAGACAATACTGCCGGTGCTGGTGGTGTGTTTGGTAATCAATCAGGTCAAGGTTATGCGGATGGAGATACTCGAATACCATCAATTTTAGGTGCCAAGAGTATCAGTAAAAAGAAAAAAAGAAGTAAAAAGAAGAAAAAGAAAAAGCAAAGTCAAAAAATAGATATGAGTTCTGGGGAAGCTTTCCCGGTACAGACGAGATTCAGTGGCATCACAACAGGTGCTAGTTTTGGTTCGTCAGGATCCATGAGTGGTTTTGGCAGTTGAACTGAATAAGTTTTAGTACATGCCAAGCAAATCAAAAAACAAAGGTAATGTGTTTGAGCGACAAATTGCCACAGAATTAACTGAAGTTTTTGGGTACAATTTTGAACGAGTGCCTAACTCTGGCGCTTTTGTTGGTGGGAAAAACAACGTGAGATACAATCAGTTATCTAAATCACAGCAGTTGATATACGAAGGTGATATACTTGTACCTGATGAAATTGATCACTTGAAGATCGAGTGTAAGAATTATGGTGATTTTGCGTTTCATCAACTATGGACAGAAAATAAAACCTTAGACAGTTGGATTGAACAAGCATGGAGTGACATTAAGACATGGTTTTTAATATTCAAGATAACACGCAGAGGGTCATTTGTGTTGATGAGTGATAACACGTTCACACAATTAAACAGTTGCATGACACATCAAAATCACTTTAAATATAAACAATACTATATTGTTTCGTATGATGATTTTTTTACAGATGTTAAACAACAACTCATGATGATGCGTGATGCCGATTGAATGTTTTGAATTACCTACATTGAGTTTTTGTTTGGTTGATTATCGACAAGTGTTAATCAATTGCGAAACTAACATAATTGATGATCTACATCAGTTTGATCTGTTAAATAAATTGAACATGAGGAGCAGTGATACTAAGAAAGTAATGTATCATCATGTGATTCATGAAATATGTGAGTCAGTAATGAGCATAGATACCACGAACAAGGTTATACTGTATAACAACTTGTCAAACATTCAGCTAGAGTTGTTCAAACACTCATCTAGAACACAAGTAATCAACTTCATCAACACCCTGACAGCCAAAGTTAGACAACTGTTACCTATCAAGATATATAACCATGAGGATGACTTCGATATATTTGTTGATAGATGTAAAGAAGGTCGAGGTGAATTGCGCGCCAGAGCATCAGTCATATCTGAATTTTTGCGCAAACAACAAAACAAACGATTCGATTTCGAAAAAGCTAAAAAGTTTGCTGAAAAATACGAATTAACATATCTATCTCAACAGTATTTTAACAATATAAAAATAAAGAATCTGGTTTTTTTATAAATAATATCAATGGATCAATTCGATAACATGATATCTTCTGCTGAAAATCAGATGCAACAGGCCAAAGTAAAGAATTTTACTACAGGTACTGATAAAAAGAGATGGGCGGATGTGCTCACCACATTTTTTCAATCAGAAGGTGTTTCGTCCAGAAGAGATGCTCCATCCGCTAGTAACATTGATGCAGTGGAAAATGTATCAACCAATCCAACAGAGTTTCTAGCTCTGTTGCAACGTGTGTCACCTCAACCATTCACCTGGGGAGAACAGACAACAAATGAACAAGCTGTTGATCAATTCACAGACATCATACAAGAAATGTCACCGGTTGGTGATGAAGATCGTGCGGATTTGAAACGCATGCTGGGTAGACAGATACCAGATCACGAGATCGAGATGCTGGTCAGCAACTCAACTCAATTGATAGAGCTGATACAGCAATCATTTCCAGAATACAACATTCAGCTCGAGGGTGTTTTTGATACTATCAAGAACAGAATGACCAGATCGTCTCCAGTTAAAGCTGTCAAGAGTTTGGGTAATGTGGCTCGAGGTTTGGGTGCTCTGAGCAGAGGGAAGAAGTCAGATAAAAATCCATACGGTTTAGATAATGATGAATTTCAAAGCAATATATCAGCTGGTAAGGAAGGTGTCAAGAGTGCTGCTAGAGGTGCCAAACAAATTGCAGCCGGTAGTATGAAGGGAGCGAAGGTTGTTGGTAATTTGTTATACGGTCCACGCGGTGAAGCGTTGAGAAATATCAAACAGATGAAGCAAGTAGACAAGGGCAATGAACAACTAGAGCTTGATCGATTTTGGGACGAAAAAGGATATTCAAAAGATGAGAAGGGTTTACTAACTGCATTGGCAGAATATCCAGGTGGTGTAGATGCTGATAAACGAGAAAAAATATTAAAAATGTTTAAAAAAGGGGATTTGGATCTCAACAACCTACAAAAGCTTCAAACTATCATTAATCTAGAAAACAATTTAAAAATGAAAACATTCGAACAGATCATACGAGACACTGGCATGCCCATCATGGAAGCACCAGAAGATGAAGCACCACCAGCTGAAGTACCTGCTGAACCAGAACAAGCTGCTGTGGAACCACCAGTTGACGACACCATGGAATTCGAACCAGATGATGTGGACAAGTTGCAAATAGACATGTTAGAATTGGTGCGACAAGCATTGATCATCAATCCAAATGATATTGATTCAGTGTCGTATAGCAAGTTGACAACCAAAGTATCCGCTAGTAATGTTAGAGAGCTCAAGACGTTGCTGAACAAATTGGTTCGTGACCATTACCCGGATCTTGAGATGCACGATATTGATCCCGGACCAGGAGTAAGCTGATGAGTGATCGAGACATAGCTAAACTCTATTCTAAATCTGTTACTAACAAGAGATTTGATACTATCAGTAGTCGGTTTGTGAATGAAGATGTTGAAATCATCGGTATACCGACAGGTCAACCAGAAGAGTCTCTAGGAGAAATACCGGCAGATTATTATAACAAATTAAAAAGAACAATACTGTCTAAGAGTGTTGGAGGTACTGAAGAGCTATTTCTTCAGTTATTAAGATTAGCAAAATGGGAACAAGTCCCGGTGATTGATGATCATTTAATTAATATTTCTCTCAACCATGATATAAACAATTCTGTATTATTACAGATAATAAACAAAAAGAAGGAGGGTACGTTAGGTAGCATTGAAAAATATCTAACAGGCGATGGTATATGGTCTCTAGAAAATTGCTTAGATCCTCTAATTAAAAAACTGACACCAACGTGGAAAGAGTTTTTTACAGAAATTTGTAATGAAGTACAACCTAAAATAAACAATGTTAGTGTCGGTCGAGGTGAAGTTGGTATATCTCTATTTACAAACGCAAATAAAGCAGATTTAGATGAGAACGGTAAACAACAATCTGGAGATCTGTATGTTGGTGGAAGCGAGGTTGAAGTTAAAGGTGATTCCGGGAGATTAGGCTCGTCAGATTATACAAAAGGTATCACTACAGCTGGAGCCGGTGGAACAGGACAAACCAACAGATATCTCGACATATTGCAAAGTAAAGGAATGCACTTTGCAGATGCAGATACAAGACGTAGTATTGATGTTGTATCCAGAACTGCTGAGCTAGCCGGGAAGTATATCGATCAATCATACATGCCAAATGCAACAAAGAGAGGTGATATTGACATTAACCAATTAACATCAATAAGAGATATTATCTCTCATCTTAATAAAGAGAGCTTGCAAGACCGAGAAGATATACAACTGGCATACAGTACATTGAGTAAGATGTGGAGTGGGTTTATGGTGATGGCTGGTGTTAATACTACTACCGGGATCAAAAAACTGAATACATGGATGAATGATGTGATACAATGTTTACAGAAGGCTTTAGTAAATGTATCAGAAATCAATGCCGATGCATACAAGTGGCAAGACTCAGCTCAGTATATGTTTAACAATAAATGGAATTTCACACCCGCTGAACTAGCGGAAGCGTTTGTTGAAATGCGGACTGAGCCCCTCGACCAGGCACAAGTAACTAATTTAATCGCTGGAATCGAACAAGTGTTTAGTAGACCGGATATACAACGTGATTTATTAAAAGGTAAAGAGCCAGGTAAAGGCAATATACAATCACTAGGACAAAGAACCTTACAACGGATGCAGTTAGCACTACACGCGACTTCGTACCAAGCCGTACACGGTTTTCCATACTTGCTAATAATAAACACCGAAAGACATTTAGACGCTATATCATTAAAATTCACTGGTGAGAATTTAGGTGATGTGTATTTATCAGTTTTCTCTCAACTTGAAAAGCACCCTAGATTGATAGCTGGTGCAGCTGGTGTAGACTCAAGAAACAAAGGAATGGGTATAACTCTTACATGAACACATTTAAACAATACTATCAACTCTTCTTAGAAGCCAAAATTAACCCGGGTGTTAAATTACACTTGAGCCATCTAGAAGATCTAGTGATCGAACAAGGCAAGCAAGGTTTTGCTAATTTTGTTGATCATATAACCAACCTTAAGAACTATGTGTATGGATTGGATAGTGAAACTGTTGTGAACCTCAAAGTAGATGGAGCACCAGCATTGTATTTTGGTGCTGACCCTAGACCAGATCACAAGGGTCAATTCTTTGTAGCGAGCAAGAGCGGGTTCAATAAAACACCCAAGATCAACCACACATCAGAAGAGATTGCTGCGAATCACGGACATGCTCCTGGGTTAGCTGAGAAGCTCAATCAAGCGTTACTGTCTCTCAAGCCTGTGTACGAAAGCATCGGGTCAGACAGAATATTTCAAGGTGACATCATATTCACACCCGATGTGAAGAAATCGGAATCAATTGACGGGCAACCGCACGTCGTGTTTCAACCTCAGTTGATCAAGTACGCTGTACCAGTCGATGATCAAAGCGAGTTGTATCATCGAGTGAACAATGCAGATTTTGGAATCGCAGTGCATGACAGTTTCAAGGGAGTTACTGATGATGGAACTAACATTCGCTTCACCGCTCCGAACAAAAATATTGATCAGTTGGTTCAAGCAGGTAAAACCAACAATGTGTTCATTGAAAGTAGTACATACAATCAAAAACAAATCAATCTCAATTTACCTAGACAGGTCAAAGTGGAGCTAGACAGTTTGCTTGCACATGCACAACAGCACATCGAACACGTAACGGATACATTTGACACTGCGTATGTCAATAACAAAAAGTTCATGGGAATCGTGCAGCGGTTTCTCAACGATGAAGTGAAGAAGGCTGAACGTACCAAAAACAATGTATACTCACGAGCATTTGATGGTAACGATTTCAAAGAAGAAGTGTTTAGCAAAAGATTTTACACATTTCTCAAGAAAAATTTCGATAAAGAATCAGCAGGTAAAGGTGAGCGTGGTATAGGGAATGCAAAACAACGAATGGCTGGTTACAAGAACATGTTTGAGAATGATAGCTTCCAGCATTTTGTGATTGCTACACACTACATGATCGCCGTGAAAAGAGTGATTGTTGATTTGTTCACACAAGTTGAGACACAGATTCAAAAAACTGGAGGAAAGATTGGTAAGAGTTTTATACCACAAGACGATGGGTCATTTGCTTTGAGCAGAGGCGAAGGCTTCGTGTTGTTTGTTGGTGACAATCAAGTCAAGATTGTTGACCGGTTAGATTTCTCTGCTAAGAATCTAACAACAGGTAAGTTTCAAAAATAATCAAGCTTGAGGTTTCTTCAAATCTCTACCAGCTTGTCTTAAATTTTTAGTCTTCTGATCAAGTACCTTCTCTAACTCTCTGTCATGTTTCTCTTTAGCGCGAGAAACTTCAGTACCATCACTCGCAGTTTTTGCTGCATCTAGTGCTGCATCTTTGTCCTCTTCTTCTGTCTCTTGATATTCGTTCAAACACATGCTTGAGTATACATCTGACAACAGGTTACTAAATTTTTTATCAAATTTATTCATCGTAATTATTTATATTTACACACATAAAATATTAAGTATTATCATGACAACTCATGAACAATTAATAGAACAAATTGAGATTTATCACGCAGAAAGCCAGAAGTTTGAAGAAAAATTCAACAAAGCAGCTGGTACAAGAGCTCGTAAAGCGTTGAACGAGATTAATAAGTTGAGCAAGTGTCGTAGGAAAGAAATACAAGACAAGAAAAACGAGCAAGTATAATTATAACAAGGCTTGCTTTAGAGTATATATTACCGAACTTGCATCATTTATATTGACGCTGTCACTCACTGGAGTTACTTCTTCAATAGGCTCTAGTTCTTCAGTCGGACCATACTCATAATCACCATACACATCATCCTCTTCACCTGTTAATGTGAAATCAATTGATGTTGATTCCTGTTGTATTGTTTTAACAGCAACTGTTTCGCGGGTGATATCATCAAGTATTAATCTTAATAATTGTTGTGTGTGATCCTCACGACTAGATCTATTAGCAAAATCTATTATATCCTGCTCTGGTACGTTACCTCTTAATTTAGATATCGGGTCTCGTATACCACTATAAATATAATGTGGTAAATACTTTAGTGTTATTTCAGCGCAATCTTTAATAACATAATATGCGCTTTTGTTTAAAATCTTGACACATGTATCTGGCTTAGTAGCTGCTAACTGTGCCGGGCGTTTTAGTTTTTTGTATCGCGCGGATGTTAAGCCGTAAATGCAATCTTCAAGCATTTCTTTCAGCCACTTCATTAACAGCCTCAACAAAATATTTTGTAGCTGTACCTAGTGCGCTAGATCTTTCAGTGAAAGTAAGTTTATCAACAGTCATAATGTTTTCGATTTCTTTCGTGAACGATAATGATAAATTTATCATAGTATTTAAATCTGAAACATCTTCTGTTTGATCGACTGGTTTCTTAGTTTTTGTTTTTGTTGTACTCATGTGTATATTTAAACACGATTGTGGCAATTGCTATCACTGCAAACCATGATATTAGGTTGTAATTATGTATTGTGTGTTCACATAAACCTGAAGCACACTTAATGTCTATTTTATCTATAATTGTTTTCATCTTTTTAAATCTCTCACAAAATCGTAAAATTCCTGTCTGGTGTTTATGTCCTTCTTGTCAAAAAAGGCTCCGCTCATTCTCGCAGTTTTCATTGTACTGTCATGTTTGACACCTCTAAGACCAGCGCAAGTGTGGTTAGCCTCAACAAGTACTGCCACTCCATTGTTACCTACACACACCTCATTAATATGTTTGTGTATCTGCATGGTTAAGTTTTCTTGCACTTGTGGTCGACGAGAGAACCACTCCACTATACGATTCAATTTGCTCAAACCGATAACCTGACCATCCTTACCTGGTATATACGCTACATGTGTTTGACCTATAAAAGGTAGATGGTGATGAGAACAGAAAGAGTTGGTTTTGATGTTACCTTGAAACACAAGACCATCATACTGATCCACATTATCAAAAGTCGTAATCTTCGGAGGGGCATCATAACAACCGGCAGCCAAATCGTTTACAAAAGCTTTCGCGACTCTTCTAGGTGTATCAGCGCTGTTAGGGTCATTTCTCCAATCAAATCCTAGGGCATCCATATACGCTTCATACGCCTTAGCAGCATTCTCAATAATCTGTTGTTTTTCTTCTTCTGACCGCGGATGATTACCATTTGCAAAGGTTAGCTTCACTCCATCTAAATTCATAACATTACTCATAAACACAATTATAACTGCTCAATTGAGTATTTCAACTGTTTTATTAAATAAATAATGTTGTGAGTAGTCTCAATAATATAATTCAACAAGCACTAGGCTCGATATCTCTTAAGAAAATTAGATTCAAACGTGATCCAGGTAACCATGAATCCATGCAAAGTTATGAAGGGTATTTACTTGAAGAGGATGAAACATCAAATAGTGCTACTATATTCATCCCAGGTTTGATGGATGGAATAATGAATGTTGGAGCTGATTCTATAGAAATGATACAACCGCCGGTTGAATCTAGTTTATGTAAGCTCAAGGGAGCTGCGATGGAATGTTTAATCAAACATGGTCATATCGAATCTGAATGTGAATTGAAACAACTAGATTTAATAGAAACACTTGAACAACTTGAGATGTATTTAGGACAATTCGGATTGTGTGATTTGCAGTTGCTCAACATTTACAGAAACAGCTTCAAAACATAATGAACACATTTAAAGAATTTTTTGAATCTTTTGTTGACGAACAACAACAGACAAGCGTTGGTTTCTTCCCAGGGTGCTTTTCACCACCTCACAAAGGTCATTATATGACTGCTAAACAAATGAGTGAAGAGAATACCAATTGTTATATAATTGCATCTGACAGTTGTAGAGACCCTAATATAACTGTTGAGAAGATGGTAGCGATATGGAAGATTTATCTTGAAGCAATGCAAAAACCTAACATTGAAATCAAAGTTGTATCAGGTAGCCCGGTTGCGGTTACATATCAAGCTGTCAATTTGCTCAACAACAGCGGCAAATTAGTATCTGACAAGCAGATTGACGTACATAGTGATGCCCAAGATATATACAACAAATCTAAAAGTAAACAGTTACAGGTTTCTTTATACGCAGGAGCCGAAGACCTGAAAGGAAGATACTCCGCGTTCTTCAAAGATGGTGTATTATACAAAGGTTCACATGTGACAGATGTTATGGCTAGACCAGTAGCTAGATATGCTTCCGGTACAGAAACAAGAGGTGCAATACATGATATCGCGATTGGTATAAAAGATGCTGACACGTTGAGAAATCTGTTACCAGGGCCTGGTGCTGGTGCTGAATTCAATGGTCCTGGATTTTTATCTCCAGATCAGGAAGACCAGGTAATAAATATTTTACTAAACTGATGAGCAACGAGATACACACCATTGCTGATATCTACATGAACATGTCACATGAACCTATGTGTATGTTACATGAGGACGATGACTTAACACAACCTGAAGTTGATGAATATGGAATTGACACTATACACATTTATATCAGACCAGCAAATGGTGCGATTCAGAGACCATACTCAGGAGAAGTGATCAACACAACAACACAAAACGACACAACAACATTGATCGCCAGAGATGAGAGCAATAATAAACTGATACAGATTATCTCCACACAATCGGATGAGATTTCAGTCACAGTGATGGACGACCAAGGTCGCGTGCAAGACACTTTTTTAGGTAAGAACATCGATTTCTATGATACAGGAGAATCAGGTACTGAATTAAACGTTATCAAGATAGAAAACGTATGAAGTTATAATAAATATTTGTATGAGCGAAAAGAGCAAAACAATTGTATTATGCGGTGGTAAGAAATGCTGCCCTGAACTAACCATCACCGATGACGGTAAAGTCAAGATCAAAGACGATTACGGTAACACTGTCACAATGGAAAAAAGCCAAGCAAAAATGGTTACTGATGCGGTCAACAAGCTAGAAAAGCAATAGACTTACTCACCTGCATCGGTTTAGTTTTTATACTAAAATATGGCACTATACTTAATGTGCCCCGGGTATTCCTGTGTAAATGTAAATTGTTGAAGGAATTGTTATCATGTAGTTTGTGTCTCGGTTTCTGGGCCGGTTGTTTGGTTTTAATATTCAACAGCCTCATGGAATATAATACATTTATATTATTACCATTCGCTAGTGCAGGTTGCTGCTGGTTCGCAGATAATCTCAACAACATGATACAAACAATTGAAATAAAATTGGATAAAGACCTTGAATCTCGAAAATGATATGCTATAATTAAAGCATGTCATTTAAAAGTACTAAAATTATAGAGTTAGGTAGCTGCGCATTCCGCCAACCTACAGCTACATCTCATTGTAAATATCTACATGGATATAGACTCACAGCTAAATTTTGGTTTGAAGCAAGTAGTCTTGATGAAAACAATTGGGTAGTGGATTTTGGTGGTCTTAAAGAACTGAAAAATATTTTACAAAACCAATTCGACCACACAACATGTATATCCAGAGCTGATCCAAAAATCATGTTGTTTGAGCAACTGCGAGATAATGAGTTATGTGATCTTAGAATCATGGATGGAGTTGGTATAGAAAAATTTGCCGAATGGTGCCATGGTACAGCAGATGAACATGTACAACGATTGACAGACAAGAGATGTAAATGTATCAAGGTTGAAGTTTTTGAACATGAAAATAATTCAGCGATCTTTGAAAAGGTAGACAAAACAGTTGCGATTGATACTCAAGCAAGTAATATCATAAATATGGATGAGCCAATTGCAGTTGAAGAACGAGTCGAAGAAGTAGTTGAAGTGAATAAAACTGCAGTGTTAAATGATACAAGAGATAAGTCAAAGACTAATCTTTGGCCTAAGAAAGAAAAAAACACATGGCTCACCGGTGAGACTACCTGGGGATTTTAATTTATGAGTAAACAACACATTAACGGAATACTGTCACAATATGCTGGTAGAAAAGATGAAGTGATCGCGGACTTGACCGTGTATCTTGAACGACCTGTAGGTGTCGGTGAACATAGCGACATTGGACAAGAAATAAGAACCAAGATTGAAGAGATAGACAAGTTAGACTCTTTGATCGCAACAATACAAAAATATTTTGCAAACGATAATACAACAAGCGAAGAAAGCGGAAGCAGTAATGCATAAGTACGAGACTTTAAACATCTCCGAGGATTTTTATTCTATTCAAGGAGAAGGTGCTACTACTGGTGTACCAGCATATTTCATCAGACTAAAAGCATGTAATCTGATGTGTGGAGGTAGAGATGGTAGTTTGGTAAAAGAAGGTAAAGCCACTTGGTGGTGTGATACTGAATATGTTTGGAAGAAAGGTTTAGAAAAGCCTTTTGAATACCTTGTCGATAGATGGAAAGAGTATGATGTACTCAACTGGATTAAACAGGGTCGAGTACATCTCATCTGGACTGGCGGTGAACCCACCATCCCTAAGAACCAACAATCCATAAACAATTTCTTAGAATGGTTTTATTCAAAAAACCCAAGTAGTAGTGTTTACAATGAAATTGAAACCAACGGTACAATCTTCATTGAGAATGATTTGTTTAGTAAATTACATCAAATCAATTGCTCCGTTAAGCTAGAAAATAGTGGCATGAGTAAAGATCGTCGAATTGTCAACAAGGCTCTTGAGCGTATCAAAGAACATCATAATCACTTTTTTAAATTTGTAATAAGTCAAGAAGATGACATAAAAGAAATTGTTGAAGATTTTGTGATACCTTTCGACATTGAACCTACACGAGTATTGATGATGCCTGGTTTAGATAAACAAGAAGATTATCATGAACGTACATTGTTTTGTATGGAAATGGCTAAGAAGTATGGTTTTGTAGGTCTCACCCGGCTTCATGTAAGTGCCTGGGATCAGACAACCGGAGTTTGAGTGAGCTCAGATACTCAAACCTCTAACGGTTTAGATTGTAAATCTATGTTGTCGTGGGATGAGATTACAGAATGTTGTAATATTATTGCGGATAAAATATCTAATGATGATCTTGTTATCAACAGCATTGTAGGGTTGAGTAGAGGTGGTTTAGTACCAGCTACAATCTTAGCACATAAACTTAAAATCAGAGAAGTTATGGTACATGGATATCATAGTTATGACGATGAAACTAAAAAGAGAGATGTTAGTAATGTACATGGAATGATGTACCAGGATGTAATGTACGATCTCATGAAAGGTTTACCAGGTCGTAACATCTTGATAGTTGATGATCTATGCGACGAAGGTGTGACTATGAAAGGATTAGTTAATCGTATGTATAAGAAGTTTCATAAAGGTGTTGTTAGTATATCAACAGCTGCATTATATTGTAAAGATCGGAGTGTGTTTGTTCCTGATTACACTGGTAACCGTTGTGATAATAAATGGCTTGTGTTCCCGTGGGAACGTACATAAATATTAACATGAGAATCGCAGTATCAGGTACATCATGTCAAGGTAAAACAACCTTGATTAATGATTTTTTAAAAACATATACATCATACAAACAACCAGAAACTAGTTATAGAGACATACTTGATGAGTGTCATAGCAAAGACACTACAATCGAGCAACAATTTAAGATTTTAGATTTTATGTCTGAACAACTAATGAATTATCATAGTGGTCAAAATATTATTTTTGATAGATGTCCACTAGATAATATCGTGTATAGTCTATGGTCTCATGATAAAAATAAAGATGGATTTGACAGAGAATTCATTGACAAGTGTGTACCACTAGTAAGAGAGTCTATGAAGTTTATAGACATAATATTTTTTATACCTATAACATCAGTAGCACCAGTTGATATTGTGAGTAGATCACAACGCGAAACTGATGATAAATACATTAAGGAAATTGATAATCTATATAAAGCTATGTATCAGCAGTGGTTGCAACCGACATCAACCTTCTTTCCTAAAGATGACAAACCTGCTATAATTGAAGTCTTTGGTAATCCTAGAGAAAGATTACATATGATCCAGTTGTATATTGACCCTGATACAGGTAAGTCTATTGACGAGCAAGGATTGTTAGATATTAATGAAATGGAAAAGATTGAAGCACAGTTCAGAAACACTAAAGACGGTTATACAGATCCAAAAGACGTAAATAAGCTCATCATATAATAAATAATATTGTGAGCAAATATAACATAGAATTTGAAACACTTTTAGAGCGTTACGGCGTGTTAAAGACTATTGTCAAAGAGAGGTTTCCTAGGAAACTTAAGCTTAGCAACGAATTTGTAAACGCGTTTCGCGATGAGTTTAAACGACAAACATCATCTACAATAACTGAAGATGAAGATGGTAACCAAGTTGAAGCACCAGGTCGTGGCAAAGGTACAGTTTTAAGAGAGATGCAAAAAGCGTTGAAATTTCTCTCGAAGAGTGTATAATTACATGTGTTAAAAATATTTTCATTCATTAGAAATGAACAAGATGTTATCAACGATTGGTTGTTACATCATACCAATATTGTTGATCCACATAATGTTTATATAATAGACAACGGCTCAACTGACAATACTCACCACATACTTAAGAAGTGGAAAGATCGAGGTGTCAATGTGTTTTTGAACAAAAGTAGTTTTCAAAACAAACATAAAATTATTACTGATAAAATAAAACAACATTGTGATGATTGTTTTGTTCTGCCACTGGATTGTGATGAGTTTGTCGTGACATACCGAGACAGACGTGTTGGAGTTGATGGTGGTCAAATCTTAAATGAATTCAACCGGTTGCCAGTGAAGAACGGTTACAGGTACAAATTGAACCAACTAGATGTTGTACCAAGTAATGAACCTACAGATATAACTGAACTCTCGTTGTTTAAAAACATCACTGCAGATATTAACTGGAAGAACAGGTATGCAAAGACATTTTATCATAGTAATTGGTTTGTTGCAACAGATCAAGGTAATCATCATGGTAGAGTCAAAGGATCTGGAGACAATTTATGGACCAATCTAGCACTACTACATTACAACATCAGGTCATATGATCATTTTGTTGAGAAGACAATCAAAGGTGCATGTGCTTATGGCCATGATAAGCATGAAAAGTTGGTACATGGGTTAGGTGTACATTATCATAGAAGATACTGGTCCATACAACGTGGAGTGAGTAAAGAACAACTGTTGAGTGAATTTACATGTAAAAAACCAGTGAAGGTTACTAAACTTTCGACAAGATTAAAGGAGTTACGTGAAATTAGCCGTAGTAACGAGGACTAGCAATCGACCTAATCTATTTAGCAGATGTTGTGAGAGTCTGAAACAACAAAAAATTGATATAGAGCATCATGTTATAGTTGACAATCAAGCATCTAAAGATTATGTGTGTGATTACGATATTCAAATGGTACATCAAGTTGATAGAGACTCGTTACAAAGCTCATACAACGAACCGGCACCTGAGTCTGCATCTCCCAAGAAGCATGCCATTCACAATTTATATTTCAATATAGCTTATGATCATATAGAAAGTGACTGGGTTTACCATCTAGATGATGATAACTTTTTGTTACCTGATAGTGTTCATATGATTATGTCTCTGCTAACAGATGATGTTGACATGTTGATCACACGAGCAGATACATTTGCTGGTGTGTTACCCAGGTATCAAGATTGTGTCATGAGAAGAATCAAATTATGTGCGATTGATACTGGTTGCTTTATTGCTCGAACTTCGCTGCTAAAACAAGTTAAATGGGATGGTTGGAAGTGTGGTGATTACAGGGTCATCAAGCAATGCGACAGATTGTCACGTAAAACATTATGGGTCAATAAAGTGTTGATGAGAATGGAAATAAATGGTGATGGGTTGAGGCAAGATCGTGTGGTTGATTTTACCGATATATAATCTATAATAGTAGTATGATTATCGATCAAAAAACATACAACGGTGACTTGATACACAGCAGATTTGCATACAAACATTTCAGAGACAGAACACTACCTATCGGCAACATTGTGGCTTTCAGAAGCCCCATGCTCGTTGAAGCAGATGGGATGATAGATGAAGAAGACATCATCAAAGGTGAATTTATTTATAGTGATGATGCTATAAATTTTTGTTGGGAGATTCCGAATTTAGATTCGTTTGGTGCTGTTGCATATCAAAGATTGCTCAACACACAAATAGCTCACATACTGAGCTCGAAGTATCTGAATGCTCCAATTGAACTTGATGGTGATGACATGATCGTACACCGAGAACACACACAAGGTGGTATTGTGCAAAACAAAGGCAAATGTAGTGTGAGTATCACGTACACGAAAGATGGTGCGGCATTAGGACATACAGGTATAAATGTCACTGCTGGTAGCAAAGCACCCGCGCATGCCTTCAGCACCGGGTTGACTGATGTTCAAATCGAACCATTCATGCGAGATGTGATTGATCTGTTCTATGCAATCAATGATGATATGTTCATCGCAACTACGAAAATCATAAGCAAATAGATGTTTGAACATCTGAATGACATATTGTTTCACAAAAGAGGCAATAGTCTAGGTAACGTTGACAATGAGTCAGACTACAATCAATATATGATCAATCGGTGGGTCAGCATGTATTCTGACGAAACCGCAAATATTGTTAATGCCACTGTCAATTGGATGTACCCCGTGCTGGAAACGAAACAACAGCACTACAAATTCTTGCTCAAAGTTTTACCTTCGTATCATAAAAGATACATACAATACATTAAAAAACACAAAAACGAAAAACAACAAGACAGTGAACCAGAAACAAATATCGAATTGTTAGCTGATACACTTGAACTATCGACTCGTGAGGTTAAGTATCTATTACAACAACATGAGCTCAAACATAGATCAAATAACACCAACTGAAAGTTTAATCGATTTGTCCAAATACGTGGGAGACGAGTTTGTTCTCCCGGACCACCAACTAACAACACTGTTCGATGATATAATCCTCGCCGAATTCACAGATGTGTCACCTGACGGTAATGCTATCGAACGCGATGGAATTTATATTCCTCTGAACACATCACCACGTGCCTGGAGAGTGGGTAGAGTGTTGATGGTCGGCAACGGGTGCAAAAATGTCAAACCTGGAGACTCTATCGTGTTTCCAGGGGATCGAGGCATTCCAGTGTCACGTGTGCAATACAGAGACACACAAGGTGAGGCACACACAGTCAAAAATGGACTGTTTTTAAACGAAGAACGTCTGTTCGGAGTGTGTACATCAACTCAACATGAGAGTGGCACTACCAACACTTCGCGCGGTTCTTGAACG